TTTTCATAGTCCATAAAATAATTAACATCAGTTTCACTAAGGTTGCTGTTAAAAACATTAGTTAAAAATTTAAAATTAAAAGGTAGCATAATTTGTGTAGCACAATAGTTATTGAAATTTAATATAAAACATAGGCCACCATCCAAATTTTTGTATAAGTCTGCTTTAGTGGTTATTAACGGTATATTACTTGTTTCATCAAGATAATTTATTAATTCACTAACAGTTTTTGGTTGTTTAATTATACATTGACCTAAATAATTTGTAGTTAATATATTAAGATTGTAATTTTGTATGTTAATTAGTTTGCTTGCAATGCTATTTATAAATTGGTCTTTAATAGTATAGCTAGTTAGCTTGTTATTATTATAGTCATTTGCTAATGTATTTACAAGTTTGTATAAATGTGTGCTATTATTATGTGTTAATGAAGCAACATAAGCTAAACATCCAGAAGAATAGCAATATACAGTTTTGTTAGTTTTATTAGTGTTTTTTTGTAAATAACCATAATAATACCAAAATCCAGAATAGCCTCCACCATTAATAAATGTACAATCTTGACTTGTCTCGTTTTTGTTATTTAATAGTGCAAATAGTAAAATTATATATACTAATAACATGTCTTTTAGTTTCATAATTAATAATTAATAGTTAATAGTTAATATTTAATATTTAATTGTTAACTGTTAATAGTTAATTGTTAAAATAAAATTGATACACTAATTTAAAAATAAGTTATAAACTATAATTTACTCAGTAAACACTTTAAGTATTTGAATAAAAATGGAAAATAAAGGCTATATTTATGTTAGAAGTCACGAAGCATATGATGTCTATGACGCATGTAAATTGGGTAAAACCGATAATATTATAAATAGAGAATCAAGTTATGTAACCTGTGAAATTAAACGCGGCAAATTTTCGCATGTCTATGAAGTGCATCTTGAAAAATTGTCACATGCCGAGGTTGTCCTTGCTCATGAGTTTAAAAGCTACAATGTTTATTTTGATGGAGGAACAGAATTTTATAAAAAAACAATTATATCGCTTATTCTTAGTGTATTAACAAAATACAACATTGAAGCTAGACAATTGACAAGTGAAGAAATTGAGAGACTAACAGGCAAACACTATATTATTAAACAGAGTGACCCAAGTCTTACTATTTGCTCTTATACTAAGAGAGATTACCAGCTAACTATTATTGATACAAGCGTTGTTCATTTTCAAGAACATAGTAAAGGTATTCTTGTGCTAATGTGTGGACTAGGTAAAACACTAATTTCGCTATGGATTGCACAAGAATTAAAATCAAACACTCTTCTTATTGGTGTTCCAAATATACAATTATTAGACCAATGGAAAAACGTTATTACATCACTATTTCCCACCATTCCACAATTAAGTGTTTATGAAAATTGTAGTATTGAAACTATTAACTCATTTTTAACGTTAAACAAAAAACACTGTATTATGCTCACCAGCTATGCATCTGTTCATAAAGTATATAGTGTTACTAGTTCTAGTGGATTTATATTTGATATGAAAATTTTAGACGAAGTTCATCATTTAACAAGTCAGTATAGCATTGAAGAACATCACAAAACATACGTTAAAATTTTACAAATTAAATCAGTTAAACAATTGTCACTAACTGCTACATTAAAAATTTTGGAATGTAATGAGCATTTGAGAGATGATGAAATCATAATCTCAAATACTAACGTAGAACATTTTGGTGAAGTAATTACCAAACGTTGCCTATTATGGGCGATTGAACGCGCAATTCTTTGCGACTATGTTATTCAAACTCTTTATGCAAATGAAGATGATATACATGCACAAGTAATAAAATTTAATATCAAACTAGATGATGAAGACGATAAAAGACTATGGTTAAGCGCATATAGTGCACTAAAAAGCATTATTGATGGCCACTCGCATCATTTGTTGATTTATGCAAATAGTAAAGCCAATTCAGAAAAAATTGTTGCTCATATTAAAAGTTTGATTGGTTCTATCTTTATTATACCTGAGCTAAAGTATTCAGACTACAATGGTTCTATGACAAATGAGAAAAAAACCAAAATAATTGCTGACTTTGAAAAGGCTGATTATGGAATTATTACTTGTGTGTATTGTTTAGGTGAAGGCTGGGATTTTCCATTGTTAGATGGTGTACTATTTGCCGAAAATATGACCTCTAATATTCGCATAGTTCAATCTGCGCTGAGAGCTAGTAGAAAAAATGCTAAACAACCCGAAAAACTAACCAAAATCATTTTGCCTATTTTAAATAATGACAATTGGATTGATAATAATAATAACTCAGATTGGAAGAAAGTGAGAGAAGTTATTCATCAATTGGGTCTTGAAGATGAAACAATTAGTCATAAAGTAAAAGTGCATAAAATTACTTTTTGTGAAGGAAAACAATGTATTAATCATTACAAACAAAGACAATCAAAACAAGCTGATTATATTGGTACTTATGATGAAGAACTAACGCAACTATTAAGATTAAAAACAGTAAAACGATGTGCTTTAGGAACAAGTGACTATCTTATTTTAACAGAAAGCGACACCAGATTAACACAAGACCCCGAAGATACTTATAGAGGCAAATTTACAAACTGGATTGATTATTTAAGCATAGAACGAGTGTATTATGACTTACAAACTTGTAAAACTAAGGTGGTCGAATATTTAGCATTATATCCAGAAATTAAAGCTCATTATTTAGATTTAGCAATTGTTTGTTTTGAATTATGTAAAAAAGACCCATTGTTTCCACCAAATGGGTTATGGGTTGATTATTATAATTTAAAAGATTTACGAGACTTAATTATTATTAATTATAAGAAAAAGAAATCAACTCTTATTATGTAAACTATGGGAAAGTAAAAAATCCTTTTTTTTTGAAATATAGTATTTTTTTCAATTTAATATAAAAAAATTGATTTAAAGATAAAATTACTTTTTTTATTATATAAATATAATCTATAAAATGGCGAATCTCAAAACTTATTGTTGCGAACTATGCAAAAAAGTATTTACTCAAAAGATTGATTATACAAGACACAAAGACAAAAAAGCACCATGCATTAGTTTAGAAGAAATGGAGCAAATTACTAAGGCAAAAGAAGTATCCAATGATACTAAGTCACAGCTTATTAGTGTATTCAATAGTTGTTTAGATATAATGAGAGGAGAAGGTTTAACAAATGATAAAGCATTGAAAAATTTGTCTTATTTTATTGTATTAATTTTAATTGAACCTCATTTTGGAGTTGAAATAGATATTGATGACTATGATTATATTTTTGAAGTTGAAGATGACAAACTTGCTATGCATAAACAAAAACTATTAACAATTGTTCGTTTTAGTAATTTGTCAAAGGAAACTGCTGAAAGTATTCCACATAATATTAAATTATTATGGGACGAAATTTTGTCTGTTCATCCCAATACTAAAAATATATTTGTAAAAGGTAAAGGCTTTGATATTACTAAACAATGTAATTATAAAAAATTAATTACTAAGTTAAATGACCTTGATTTGTCAAGAACAGAGCAAGATGTATTAGGTGATGCCTATGAAGCCCTTATTCAACAAATGGGTGAAACAGGAAAAGGGTTTGGTCAATTCTTTACACCGTTGTTAATTAAGAAAATGATGATTAAATTAATTAATCCACAAATACATCTTGATGGTACAATAGAGACTTGTTGCGACCCTACAATGGGAACAGGTGGGTTTTTAAAATCTTATTTGTTCCATGTTTTGCAACAGGCAAAAGCTAAGACCATAGAACCAAATTGGGATTTTATTACAACACAAGGCTTATACGGTAAAGAATTAGAAATAGATACTTATCAATATGCTGTTTCAAATATGTTAATTTCATCAGGTCATATGTTTCAACAATTAGAAAAAGGTGATAGTATTGATGCTCCAATTACAAGAAAGTTTGATAATGTGCTGGCTAATCCACCGTTTGGTATTAAAGGATTAAACTATGATGATTTTAAAAGTCCTCTTAAAAATGAATATATTCCTATTAAAACAGACAACGCGGTAAGCTTATTTATTCAAGCAATAATTTACATGTTAAAAATTAATGGAAAAGCCGCTCTTGTATTGCCTGATGGACAAGATTTATTTTCAAAAAGTAATAAAACGTTGGTAGCTGTACGTGAATATTTGATGAAAACTTGCGATTTGAAAGAAATCATATATTTGCCTTCTGGAATTTTTACGTATACTTCAATTAAAACATGTGTATTTTATTTTGTGAAAAAGAGCGAAGGAAGTGATGTTTTAAAAACCAAAATCAAGTCATCTGCTAAAACTCAAAAGGAAAATAGTAGAGCATATGAGTTCTCTGACTTACACCAAACCACTAAAGTTGCATTTTATGACTTTAATCCATATGAAGATGTTAAAAATCTATTGGTTGAAGTTCCTATTGAGAAAATTGTGAACAATTTTTATTCACTTAATTATGCGGAATATATGAAAGATGAAGGCGAAGCTGACAAATACGAAGAAAATGTAGTACTTAAAACGCTTGGAGAGGTTTGTGAGTTTCAAAATGGTTATTCTTTTAAATCAACAAATTATGAAAAACAGAATGCTACAAATGTTGGTATTTTACAAATTAAATCAATTCAAAATGGATTTATTGATGAAAATAAAATAACGGAATATATTGAAGAAAATAAAAAATATAAAGTGTTTGAAATACAAAAAGGGGATATATTAATTGGATTAACGGGTTCTTTCAAAGTTGGATTATATAATTTGGAAAAAAAATCGTATTTAAATCAAAGAGTTGGTAAAATAACTGCTAAACCAGGCGGTATTCTTCAAAAATATGTATATTATTGGTATTTATGTTGTGATATTGAAAGCGAAATCTTAAAAATAGCAACAGGAACAGCGCAAGCTAATATTTCTACAAATGATATTGCAAAATTAAAAATACCAATTCCTTGCCTTGAAAAACAGCAAACTATTGTAGCCTATTTAGATTATATATACGAAAAAGCAAATAAAACTAGCTTTACCAAGATTGAAGAATTGAAGCAACTAAATGAGTTTTGCTTAAATAATCAAAAACTGTTTGGAGAAAATAGCGTAAAAGAATTAGGAGAAGTATGTAATTTTAAAAATGGAAAAGGAATTAAAAAAGATATACTTGTTGATGGAGAATATCCGGTCATTGGTGGAGGACAAAAACCCATGGGTTTTCATAATGAATATAACACAAATGAAAATACAATTTTGTGTTCGTCTAGTGGTGCATATGCTGGTTTTATTAGTAAATATAGTAAAAAAGTATGGGCTAGCGATTGTTTTTCAATAATACCAAAAGAGGATAGTATCAATAATAATTATTTATATTATTTGTTAAAATATACACAAGACACATTATATAAACATCAGTCTGGAGCAGCACAGCCCCACGTATATTCAAAAGATTTACAATCATTAAAAATTCCCATTCCTTGCCTTGAAAAACAACAAGAAGTTGTTGCCTATTGTGATGCTAATAACAACCTTATTAAGCAATTAGAAAACGAAATTGAAAAGAATAAACTATTAGCACAACAATTTATTAAGTCTATTATTAAAAATGTAAGTGTGGATGATGATGAAATGTAAGACTAATAATGATTTGTTAATTTATAATAACTAGCAAATCATTTATATATAGTGTTTATTGCGATGACAACTGCCCACATTAAACCATTTTTAATTAGTATTTGCGACGGCGGCGACGAGTTGTTTTTCTATTACGTCTGCGTCTTGATTTTTTTTGAACCTCTTGCTACCACCCCATAGGGGCGCTCTCGGTATCTCAAACACTGTATTTGTACTTCTATCAACCTGATAAATAGGTCTATTTGGATTAAGTGATTCAGACGCAGCACGAGCGGCGAAGGTATACTCAGTTGAGTCTTGAATTGCTCTTGCTTGGTCCTTATGCCTAGTATAATATTTTATCGCATAAAATAAACCCACTGTAACCATAGTATTATAAATGTTTTCATGCGTGGCGCCGGGAGAGTCATATAATTTGCTAAACACTTTTGCATTGTGCATTTCCTACCAGATTCCGTCGTCTATTTCTGCATCTGTTCTTGTTGAATAAAAATCATTATAAGGTAACTCAGCCATTTTTATATATATAGTGTTTATTTTATTTATAAAATTCCTAAATTATTGTTAATTTAGATAATGCAAGAAAATATACATACAATTTATTAAAATTCTCCCTTAAAATCCTCCTCGTAAGCGCAACACAAGATGGAGTGTGCTTTCTTTTTGAATATTATAATCGCTTAATGTTCTTCCGTCTTCAAGTTGTTTTCCTGCAAAAATTAGGCGCTGCTGATCGGGCGGAATACCTTCTTTATCTTGAATTTTAGATTTAATGTTGTCAACACTGTCTGATGATTCTACTTCTAGTGTAATAGTTTTTCCAGTAAGTGTTTTTACAAAAATTTGCATTGTTATACTATTAGTAAGTATTATAAATTTGTTTTTATGTTTTTTTCTAAATATATATAATATATATTATATAATATATAATATATGTCTTCTAGTTCTTACGACATTAGTAATCACACTTTTAACGTAGTTGATTGTTATTATACATTTATTATGAATGTAAACGTTTCAAATAGACCATTAAAAAGTGGCAATACTTGTGCCGAATTAGAAATATTTTATAAGTCAACCGATTACGATGCTGTTGATAAAGTATTTTATATTGAACATGGTATAAATCCTATTAGAAAATATATTGGTTCTAATGTTGTATGGGATAATGAAATTGATACAAGCTTTTGTGTATTAGTGTAAATTTATTTTTTTCTATTTTTTCTATTTTTTGTAATATTATGTTTTTTGCTCTGCTTTTTTGTAAAATTTTGTTTACGAGCTATTTTGTGCTGTCCACCCATTGGCGTCGCCGGTGTAAATACTAGAAATCTTCCCGCTTTCATTAAACACTCCACTGGAACTTTAAAATAAACGTCTTTATCTTTTGATAATTGATCTTGATGCTCAATCATGTCTTCGGTTAAAATCTTATATATTTCTTTATTATAATCAGCCCATGTTTCTATTTCTTGTTCTGGAGCTTTTTGAGGGCCTGCATTAATCAACTCATGTGTCCTTTCTAATGCCAATACTACTTTGTTTCCTAAATTGGGCACAATTTTATTCATCTCTTCTTTAACATTTATAAACTCAGGTTTTAGGCCAGCTTTAATTTGTTCTCTTGTTAATTCATCATCTGATATTGGTTCTGTTCCGTTCATTCTACCTATTAATTTCGTGAGAATATTTAGTTTAGCGCCTTTAGATTTAGTAAACTCTTCATCAATAAAAAATGGTTTTTTTTCATGATTATATACCTTATCATCTTTCTTGGACTCCTCGTCTGACACCCCCGCTGCTGCGATCAGTGCAGCCCGCATTTTGGCATGTTGCGCATCATCTGCTGTATCTGTCGCCGGCTGGCCGTGTGCATTGCTGATACGGCGCGCCTCCGCCCTCGCCTCCGCCGCAGGTGTGCGGAGAGCTATCGCCAGCGCCCCTAGAAATCCTAGTCTTTCCTGCGCCAAACTTTCTAACGACGACCTTTGAACACCAAGTGCACCGAAGGGGTTACTAGAAATGTTGTTTGCGTTAGCGTGTTCCATGCGCTCTGCTATTATTCGTGCTTGAGCATCCTGTAATGTCGCTAGGCGTTCCTGCTCTCTTCTGTATTCTTCGATTCTTTGCCTAAGTACATCGGCTTGAGCTCTTTCAGCTGCTATTCTTGCGTTTTCTCTTGCAATAGTTTCTGCGTCGCGCCGCTCGTTTAATTGTTTTAGTACATTTGGTAGAGTTTGTATATCGTCTTCGGCTTTTCTTGCATAAATGGCTAAATTAGCATAGTCATTATTATACAAAGAATTATTACAAGCAGCGTAATGTTCTATAGGGACGCCCATTTCACCGTGTCTGTATTCATATGGAACAGGTGGGAGTAAATTATACATAGTTTGCTGTGCGCGTTCTAGCATTTTTTGTGGAACTAACAACATTAGTTCGGGATTAGTTATAGGATTAGAAAGTAATCGTTCACACTTATGTATTATGTCTTGTATGTAGTATATATGTCTTGTATACTGTTGTGGCACTTCGAAAGTGGGAAAACTACGTGCGTTTTGTATAAATATAGAAATAAGGTTATCAACCTCTATAGCCAAGTGTTGGATTTCTAATACACCAATTATAAATTCTCCAATAGATTTTGTATATACATTTAAAACTTTTTCGTATAAAATTCCAACATATGCTCCTTTCTTTTCTATTTGAGCATTTAAATCTACTAAATCAGACTGACTAAAACTACTCATATAATTATAATTATATTAAATATTAAATAAATATAATTATTATACAACTAGCTAATTAAAATTAATTAATTTTTGTATTTATGTTTGTATATTTTTTTGCGATTTGTTGCGTTACGCTTTTTTTTGCGATTTGTTGTGTTACGCTTCTTTTTGCGATTTGTTGCGTTGCGCCTTTTTCTAGTAGTTCTTATATAGCGTTTCTTTTTACCTTCCCCAACACTTTCTACCAAAAATTCGGGAGTATGAGTTTTTATTAACAATAGTAGTACTTTAAAAATTTTTAATATAGTTTCTATATCATTATGTGAAAAAATTGGTCTTCTATATTGCGCATTTGTGTTTTTAATCTTTGTAAAAACGTTTTCAGCGAGTGATAAAATTTGTGAAGCCGTATCTACAAGTAAATCGTTATTAGGTATTGCTCTATTAGATTGAATGGTTATATTTGTTTTATCTATTGCAGCATCTAAGTCTTTAAAAAAGTTCACAGGTTTATAAATACTTGTAGGGTATGGTACTTTTTTATTTATTTCTTTCACCATAGTCTTTAAGGATTCTATAACTTCCTGTGTATCACTATCTTTTTCTTTATCATATGCTACATTTTCAAGAAGATTATATGTTATGTCTATTGTAGAAGTATCGGATAATTTTTGAGACCCGAATGCACGCTTAAATAAGTCTAGTAATCTTGTACTCATAGAATTATAATCAATTTTATTGGGGTTTTTTGGTTTAACATCTGGTACTTGTCTCTGTGTTTCTTCTAATACCTGTGGTTTTTCTTCTAATACCTGTGGTTTTTCTTGTACTAATGTTGATGATTTTGCATCTTTATTAATATGTTTTCTTAAAAGAGTCAGCAGCATTTTTAAAGTTGTTCCTACTACATTTTTTATTTCGGCTTGTAACTCCTTAGTTATATGTAGTTTATCCATAATTGTATTAAGTACTATAGATATGTTTCTAGCTAATACATAAATTGTTTTAGCCAGTTTTATGAGTCTCGGTCTAGTGTCACTTGGGTTAGTTATATCACTGTTAATAGCGGTTTCAGTTTCAGTTATTATATTTGTTATTATATCTGTAATTTGTTTTTTAATAGTCATGTTAATTTGTTGCAAATACTGATTTTGTGAAAAGTAATTTTTTACATATATAATAGCTTGATTTGCATCTTCTTGGTTGTGTGGATTGTAGACACGATGTGCACCTGGTTTATCTATGTTAACAATATCTAAGTTTACTTTGAACATATTATCCAAGAATACTACCTCGTCAGCTTGTGCGGCATAATAACCTATACTTGTATTTAGGGGTGTTAACTCTGGTAGTAACTCTTCTATTGTACGTTCTCTTCTGCCAGAGCGGAAGTCCTTTTCTTGTGGTTCGGACTGTTTCTCTAGATTAGTAATATGAATTCTTAAAAGAGCTAGTAGTTCTTTTAAAATCTTTAATAATGCTTTCATAACATCTTTATTTAATGTAATATTAGCAAATTCTTGTGCAAACATATAAATACGTTTTGTCATTCTTTTAAGTGCCTCTATATGTTTTATAGGACTATTATGAGGGGTAGCAATTTCTGCATTTGTATTTCGTATCATCATAGTTATATATAAAACTAACCCTCGTTTGGAGGATTCTAACATACTGCTGATGTTTCTCACGTCTGCTATTATTTTTTCAATAATAGTATTTGTTTCTGTTTGTTTACTTGGATTGTAGTTAGTTAATAACTTGTTAGTTATATCTGAATTGTATTCAGTTAATAGTTCCGCAACATTAGGTAAGGGGGTATTGAACACCCAGGTCAAGAACCGGTCTTCCTCGTCTTGTTGGTAATATGTATCTTGTGGTTCTACAGGATTAGCTGCCCAACGAGGCACTGCGCCTCGAGAAGGCTGTGTCAAAAAAGAGGCTAATATTCCATATTGCATGTAATGGTAGCCGGTTTCTTTGAATTGATCCTGTGCAGCTTTAATATCTTGCATAGATAGTTTGCTCTGTGTAAATAACTGCGCGTTTGGAGGTATGGCTTGTCCTGTTTGTAGTGCTGGTTGTGCTTGCGGTGCTGGTTGTGCGTTTCGTGGTGTTAGTCCATGCCGTGATCTGTTTATTATAGAGTCAAGATATTGGATTCGTTCGTCAAGTTCTTTGATTCGTTGTCTTGGGTCTAATGTTGGTTCTGGCCTCGGTCCTAATGCTGGTCTCGGTCCAGATGCTGATGCTTGTCCAGATGCTGGTGCTTGTCCAGATGCTGGTGCTTGTCCAGATGCTGGTGCTTGTCCAGATGCTGGTGCTTGTCTTTGCGTGTGTGCGTCACAAATAGGTGCTCCTATTTGAGTTCTCAAATCTGGTGTTGATGAACCCGGAGTAGAACACAGTTCGTTTCCTTTATTGTTTCTTTCACGAAATATTGGTTCTGGTATAGGAGGCGGAGTCCCTGTAATTTCTTTTAAAATTTCGGTTTGTCGTGTTTGTGTTTTCACTATATTATATAATGTAGTATAAAAAACACGCCACTGTGTGTAGATTTGTTTTAAAACTATACAATAGGCGCCTATTTCAGCTAAAAATCTAGGGTAAGAATAAAGAGTATACGGCATCCAAGTATACATTCTTAAATAGAAAGAAATATCATCTATTGTAAGGGTTAGTGCTTTTATAAGACTATCTAAAGTTGTAGCGCCTTTAATTTTAACTACAACTTTTGGTGCTGGACTACTAAGGGTTATTAACTCGTCAGTCACATCATGTTGTAATTCATTTATTTCACACAATCTTTCACGAACAAATGCAATATTATTTGGAAGTGTTCTTTCAGTACTCATTATTTTTCTATATATTATAACTATATTATAACTATAATATATATATATTAATTTGTTAAAATAAATAATTTGTTAAAATAAATAATTTGTTAAAATTGATAATTGTTTTTTATATATTACTAATATACTAATATAATACTAATATATAAAATATTTTAGTAATGAAAATACTAGTATTTGATACTGAAACTACTGGGCTTCAAGAAAAAGGAGCTTCCATTTATGATAAATCGCGATGGCCGTATATTATTCAATTAAGTTATATTTTATATGATATTTCAAATAATAGCACTATTATTAAAAATAATTATATTAAATTAGATAATTCAATTGTTATTTCACAAGAAAGTTTCAATATTCATAACATTAGTAGAGAGATTTTGGACAGTCAGGGTATAAATATTGTTGATGCATTAAAAGAATTTAATGCATATTTAAAGTTATGTGATATTGTAGTAGGTCATAATATTTCGTTTGATAAACGACTCATTTTTGTAGAATGTTTCAGACATAATATTTGTCAAAATTTTACACAATTTAAAAATAACCAACAAATACACAAACCAGAGTTTTGCACTATGAAAAACACTACAGAGTTTTGTAAGCTAGAGAGATTAGGTGTGTCAAATAAAGTCTATAATAAACAACCTAAACTAAGCGAATTGTATAACTTATTATTTCCAAATGATTCCATACCTAATGATTTACACAATTCGCTTATTGATGTAGCAATGACTTTGCGATGCTACTTAAAATATACTAATAATTTTGATATTAAAGAAATAAATTCTACACTAAAGCAGTTATTTGAATAAAAATAGTAAAATAATAAAAATAATAAAATAATAAATAATAATAGTATAATACTTTAATTATACTATATATATATATGGCAAGTAATCCAGAATTTTTAACAAAAGAAGAGTTAGAAGCAATTGATTATAGGCATTTAGTTAAAATGGATTCACTATATTCATTTAAAAGCAGACGTAGAACAATTAAAACAAAAAAAACAAAAAACGCAATTGTTGAAAGATTATTTAAAATAGGCGTTCCAAGAAGTAAATATAAAGCAGATTTGGCTGCGTACTTGCATTATGAATTAACACATCCAATAGCTACAAAACTACCAATTTATTTGGTAGGTGATATATATACTATGAAACAAGAACTTGAAGATAAGGATTACGAAATTGCGTTTATAAAAAATATATTTGAAGCTACTAACAAAAAACCGTTCAATATGATATATATATTAGAAACAATTGTGCAAAATCACATAATTACAATATACCCGGACGAAGCAAAAATGTTAAAACATATTAGCAATTTGGGTTCACCTAACTTTTTTATTAAAGATTATAAATATTTAGTAAAAAAATTTGGAATAACTGCCAAAAAATTATATGATAATGCTGAATATAGAGATACAAAAGGTTTTGAATTAGAACGCTATCAGCACGACCCTAAAGAGGGTATATATAATAGTTATGCTAGCTTTAAAAAATTACATTTACAGAAGTTTTTTGGGGAACATATTATTTCAGCATATGTAATGTATGCAGTAATTGATGAGGTTCTTGAGTCATTGGAAGACTATTTTTTTACACATAAAGTTATTGACTATTCACTTAACATTTCAATGTTAGAATATAAAGAACGCTATTTACCGTTTGCTCATCAAAATGTGCCTATTACAATATTAAAAGTTTATATAGCTGCATTAAACAACAAATTAAAAAAATTAAGCACATATAAAATTACATTAAATAGTAGTATAATAAAAGCATTAAATAAAAGGCTTGATAACATAAATGTTCATTTGGTAAAACGAGATTATACAATTATGGGACAAAATAATGCACTATTTACAGAACGAATTATAGACTATGCTAATGTTCCACATTCTTATACTTTAAAGAAACAACGTTCTATCCGCTTACAGCAAAGAAAATCTTTTTAATTTTAGTAGTTTTTATATTATAACACATTAGTATATTATTAAAATATAATAATATACTAATATAATGGCCTCTGTGAATCAAGATTACTTAACAAAAGAAGAATTAGAAGCAATTGATTACAAACATTTACTTGTAATGGACAAGAACTATTCGTTTAAAACAAAGAGCAAAACTAAAAGCACAAATATGAAAAAAGATGCAATCATTAAAAGATTATTAAAACATGGAGTAAAAAAAAGTAAATATAGTTCAGAACTTGGTTCTTATTTAAAATACGAATTTGAGCATCCAATAGCAAAGTCGCTACCATCAGGAACATTTTTACCGCCTTATTTAGTAGGAGAAATATATAGTATGAAAGAAGAGCTAGAAGACAGAGATTATGAAATGGAGTTTCTAAAAAATATATTTGAGCCAACTACGAGACCACAAAACTTCGGAGCATTTTTTAATTTTACTATTAATGGTAATATTGTTCGATTGAATATGGATGGTGACAATGCACGATTTAACGCACACGTTGAAAATCTATACAGTCCAGACTTTTTTATTAAAGATTATAACTATTTAGTGCAGCGATTTGGGCTAAATGCCAAGAAATTGCAAGAAAAGGGAGCATATAGAGACACGTTAGGTCATCGTTTGGGACGTTATGGACCCCAGCCTCCATTTACACATACAATTCCTACTAGGGCAATTTACAACAGCTATGCTGACTTTAAGCGTTTACATATTGATAAATTTTTTTATGAGCATGTATTAGCCGCTTATTCAATGATTATTGTTATTGGTGATGTATTAACAACTATATTTAATTATTGGAATACTAATTATGTTTCTAAGTATCCGCAAGCTAGTGCAAACAGAACATTAGAAACACGTTATTTACCCCATGCTCAAAATAAACCAGTCAATGTATTAAAAGTTTATATTGGCGCATTAAATAAACTCTTGTTAAAATTGCGAGGTTATAAAATAGTATTAAATTCTAATATAATAAATACGTTAAATAGTAGACTAAATACACTAAATGAGTATTTAGTTGAACCTGATGCTAGTATAGAGAACCAAGCTAACGCCAAATTTAGCATTAGAGTTTTAGATAATGGACCCGTTCTTCCTAAAAAACAACGCTCTTATACTCCTCGCAAAAAAACAAAATCTACAACACAAAAACGAGTAAAATCATTATAATAGTGTTTTTACTTATTATAAATTTATTACTTTAGTGTTTTATCTTATATTATATATAATCTTATAATATATAATATATATTGTTATGCCTTTAAAAAAGGCACATTTAACAAAAAAAAGAACAAATGCAAAAGCAAAAGGAAAAGCATACATACTCCCTTTTTTGCTTAAACAAAAATTAGCCACTCTTACTAACCAGCAAAAACAAGCTACATTAAAAAATATATTTTCATATTTACCTAGACAAAGTGTTGAAGATGCTATAACACAAAACGAATTAGTGTTAAAAGAATTGGCACAAGAACCAAAACAACTATTTCAAATAACACCATTACCCATTTATAATTATCCGTTTCAACAAGATGTGCCTAGAGGTTACGAATACAATTATCCATTAGTAAAAGTAATGGGTACTCTTAGAGAAACAGACTTAGTAGATAGCATATATAGTTTAAAAAGAGATGTTGAACTTGTAGACTACCCTAAGCACTTTTTACAAACATTATTTGCCAATTTTTTGAAAATTACTAAGCGGCGAAGAAGTTATGATGACTATATTTTGTCACGTATACCTGATTATGAACTACAACAAGTATTAACTACGCGCAAATTTTTTATAATAGATTTTGATTTTTTGAGTAATGCTTTAGAGCTAACTGGGCAAAAATTAACAACTCGTGGAAGTTATAGTGGAACTTCTAACTATAGCAAAGGAATCGCAAATGTTTTTCCAAGCAAAACAAAAAAATTTAAATCGTTTAATGCGTTTATAACAAAAAAAATCAAAAATATAATTTTTGACCCTCTTATAAATGCGTATAAAGCATATTGGGCAATAAAGCACACTACAAAAATAATGATTAATTATTATAGCACTCTTAGTGGGCGACAACCAGATCCGCGCCCTTATCCTAACATTAGACATTTTCCTATTGAACACGACGAACCTAATTTAAGAGGAGAATTACAACGCTTTAGAGATGTATGGCATCATACTGAAGTAGGAAAACAAAAATATAAAAACGAATTATGGGATTTTGCGCATGATAATTATTATCAAGAAGAACCCGAAGATGAACCGCTCAATATTCCTGAAGTAACAAATGTTCACGTATATGATGTATTAACATACTATATTTTAGAATTAAACAGGTCACTCGAATATTTAGCCACTTATAGAATTAGTATAGTGCGTGAACTATTAGATGCAATAAATGCTGATTTGTTATATATAGATAGCAAAATTTATACTTTATATGGCGCACGTATAATCCGAAGTGTTGCTCCACAAAATACTGTGTTTGATGAGCATAGACCATACTTTAGAATTAGCATTCCTGATTTACTTTAGAATTAGTAATAATCTAACTATTTTTTTAATTTCTTTGTAAAAAAAAGTTTATTATAACATTATTATATAAGTATATAAGTATATAAATATGGCATTAAGACAACCTCCTATTTTAATAAATCCTATAAATAGGGCAAAACCTAGACCATCACGAGACCCACATTCAACATTACGTCATAGATACAACTATGGATTAATGTATAAAGACATCTGGGAACCAGATTTATTTGGGCAAATTTATAGCGCTAAACAGCATATGGAATATACCGACGCGTTAGATTTTATTAGAACCATTATGAGAGAGTTTGTTGAGCAAAGAGAAGATGGATTGAGAGACAGAATTATGGAAAGTATCCGAATAACTGCGTTTAAAACAGACTTGCTTGGTAACAATTTTTTTGTAATAGATTATGGTTTTTTAATGAATAAGTTTAGATTAAATAGAGACGGTGATTTGCCTAGAAAAGCATCTAAAATTCATGCCCTTATAAATGATGTGCTATTGCCTTCTTATAAAGCAGTAATATGTATTCAAGATGTTTTAAATATTATGATAAAAATATTATTATATGCTAGAAGTAGACTAGAAGCTACTATAGAGGAACCAGTAAGGTCTGTGTTAGATATTATAATAGATGAAGACTTAATAGAAGAAATAGCAAATGAAGACGACACGCGCACATTTAATGAAGTATGGGAAAATGATGAATCAGCTTTTCCAATACCAGGTGATGTTACTATTACTCCACTAATGGTAATTGAATATTATGTGCACAAATTAAATAAATTGTTAGCCAAATTACATTACTATAAAATTAGCATAAATGAAACACTTATAACACCATTAAATCAGGGCTTAAAGTCTTTAAATAATAGTCTAAAACTAATATACAATTATGACCCAAAATGGCTAATAGTAGTTGAAAATACAAAAAAAACGCGGTCTTTTACTCTAAAGAAAACAAATAGTAATTCTACACGCAAAACAAAACGGGTAGGACGCTCATTATAAATATTATAAATATTATTAATATGTAAATTTCGAAGTTTTATTTGAAATTTACATAACTTAGTTTAAAATATGACTCTTTTATAAAATCACATTGCGCGTTTTGTTATTTATTATTTTCTTCGTTTATTTTTTTGTGTGGAGTTAATAGTTTTGTGTTTTCTCTTATTATAGCGTGTTCTGTGTGATGATATTTTTAAAGTAAATTTGCGACCCCCTCTATTAACTCTAGTAACAACTACCGGACGACTACCACTTCTAGTGTAGGATTGCCCGCGTCTCAAACGAGAAGTAGGAGGTAGTCCGAGAGCCAAATTCGATGCAGCTTGTTCAGGTTTTTGTGCTTTAACATATTTTTCTTGCACCATCTCCTCTAATTGAGTTGGATGATGAGTAATGAAAGAAAATACTAAATCTCTAAATGTTGTTAGACGGGTTTTACTTATTTCTATCGGCAAATCAGGCATGAGAGTTATATCCGCCTTGCCTTGATACACATGCAAATTCTTAATCTTGGCTCCCTTGTCCCATTTTGTAAATGTTAAATGGCTAAGTTTAAAGACGTTATTGCCATGCGTTTCTTTCACTGCAGCCTCATCAAATAGTGTTATATGTGCCTCCCAATAAGGTTGACCGACGACAGGTTCCGTAGGTAACCGTGGCCGGGACTCTGGGCATAATATGTTAATATTAAAATTAATATATGTTACCGGATCATTACCCATCTTTTGTATTATAAACATTTTTTCATCATTTAAATCTAGAATATTTTCAAACATTGTTCTATCATATATATGTTGATCTGTATTACTTGTTCCTGTAATAATTTTATTTATATACTGTTTTAAAGTCAAAAATAATACAGTCCTTCCCATGACATCTAGTCGATTGCCAGGTGAAATTTTTGCCTTTTCCCCGTTATTGTCTTTTAATTTGTTTTTAATAATATTAAATATAGCATCCATACGAGTCTGCAGCATTTCTTCATATGTTTTTGGCGTTTTTGGCGTTTTTGCTAAGGGTGATTTTGATGTTATCACAGCTGAAGTTGTTGCACTTGCAGCCACATCAGCTGAAGTTGTTGCACTTGCAGCCGCAGCAGCTGAAGTTGTAGCACTTGCAGCCGCCTTTTTAGAAGCCTCAATTGCTGCCAACAACTTCTTAACCTTAATGTCCTCCTTAATTAATTCAACATTAGTCTTTGCAATTTTACTCCTTGCAACAGATTGTATTCTTGTAGCTGCTTTTTCCTCTTCCTGTCTAATAAACCGTGGTATTACACTTATTGCATGCGTGTACCTTTTTTGTCTTTCATTCAATGACTCAATTAAAATATTTTGCCGCGCACGGAAATCGTCACGTTGTATTGTATCGGCTGCCCTTCTTTTTGCCCCTTCTAACTCTATCTTAGTCTCCGCAAGTCTGCGTGTCCATCTCTGCAAAAATTTGTTGTACCAAACCAGTTTATCATTTTTGAAACCGGAAGCTTTAGCCTTGTACAGTTTACGGGTGTTTCTTTTTTTTACGTGTCTTTTTTTACTCATATTTTTATGTTTGTGTCTTTTTCGTGCAGTTTGTTTCATTATATAATATATTATATATTATAAATTATAAATTATATAATATATGTAATTATAGCACACTCAACTGTTATTACTACATTCTTTTATATGAACTTTTGCATTGAGAACTGCTCATAGCGTCTTTGAACGACATTTTGTTGTCTTTGGCAAACTTTTTAACGTGCATTATCCATTTTCCAGCACTGCGTTTTTTTGTTCCTTTTCTATGTTTTCTAGAACCACGTCTTGAACCTTTTCTAGATCCTATACGACTTCTGCGTTTTCTACCGCCAGCCATAGATAATTCTTCTTCTTTCTCTTCTCTCTCTTCGTGTTCTGTCATTTTATATATAACATAAATATTTTAATTTAAATAAAATGAAATTTAATTAAATTAATTAATCTAAATACTCTAAATACTCTAAATACTCTAAATACTCTAAATAAATTAGTTAAATTAAATAAGCTAAATAAATTATTAAAATTAGTTAAATTAGTTAAATTAGTTAAATTAGTTAAATTAGTTAAATTAGTTAAATTAGTTAAATTAAATCTCTCTAGTCTTCATTATTTATAGTTGTAGCTTTGCTTGATGAAGATGACTCACATTCATTAATATAGTTAGTACTATTTGTTAAACAAATGTCCAATTTTTTTGCAATAGCTTTAAACTTATTAATAAGCAACGTTAGTTTAGCAACAATAATTGAATCGCTTATATATGTTAGTTTTAAATTTTCTAAACCTTTTAACGCATTTAGTAAAGCAGCATAAATAGTTTCGCATTCTTCGCTGTGATTTCCATTAATTAAAAATTCGGATGTTTTTTCTAGTGCTCCAGTTAAGTTTTCTAAATAAGTAATTGTGGTTTCTCTATTATAATTATAATAGTATCTGGTAAACGCGGAAGTATATTTTGAACTATCTACAGCTAATCTGGTAGAACCAATTAAACTGATTACAGACAGTTTATCATTTTCATTTATTTGTCTAATTACTTCTAAATCTAATAATAAAGTGTCAATATTCATAATTATAATTTACAATTATAAAAAAAAGAATTGCAAACTTATTTGTAAATAATTAGTTTATTTAACAACAATTTTTTAAAATGTTGCTGCTTTTATAACCATACTTCGTAATTGTTTAAATAGTAATCTAGTAAAGCTATTTTTTGTGAATAATTAGAACGACAATAATTGCTACAAAATGAATGATTGTATCCTCTATAAATATTTGTATTTTTTGCAATACTATTAGAACAAAATTTACATGTATATAGTATTAGTGGACTAGCTGTATTTGTATTTGCATTTGCATTTGGTATAGTATTACTAATATACACATTATAACAAATAATAGATTCTATAGAACTATTAGAACTATTAGGAGTGTTATTAGGAGTATTATTAGGAGTACTCATACTTTATATTGTTAAATAGATTGTTGAATAGATTGTTAAATATAAATAATATTTAGTAATCAATTTTTTATATAGTATAAAAATAGTATAAGCTATTTGGTGACATTTTTACCTTTGTAGTTTAAAATATCATATATTTTAGATGTAGTTGGAAACTCATCTTCCCCATATATATCTTGTAATAATAACCATTCAAATAGTCCACCAATATAGACATATAAGTTTGTGAATCCTAGTTTATATAGCTGATTGTATTTTTCAATTACTTTATTATCACTACAATTCTCTCCATATATTAAAATAATAATAGCTTTATTTTTCTTTAAAAAGTTATTTAAAATCTCTTCTTCTTGTGAAGCAGCTATTGTATTTTTAATTAAGCAATCTTGCTTTGAATAGTCTAATGTATTAATTAACAATAGTTTGTCATTTTTAAAGTTACAATAATTTTGAACATATTCAAAATTGACTTTGTTAATACTATAATTGCCTCCCATAGTAATTACTTAATTAATAAAATATTAGTTTTATATTTTATTAATTTTAACATATTAATTTTAACGTAGTATTAATAATTTGTTAGTTAATTAAATACTAGCGTTGTACTTATAAACTCTTTTTTCATAATTTTAGAAGCATTTGATGACAATTCTTCGCGTTTCTTGCGTGTTTTATTTAAATTTAGTAATGTTGTAGACGCTACTATTACGGATGTTTCTGATTCATCTGAAATATTAGATGAATATGACTCACTACTCTCAGTTGAAGTATTTGAATTTACAGAGGTATTTTTTACTTTTGTTGAACTATTTCTCAAATTCATATCATTTTCAATTGTGCTATAATTATTTTCAATATACTCTAATATTTTATTTTCAATAGTCCATTTAAAAAAATTTAACTGTCCTAATGTTGTTTGCACGCATATAGTATCTTTATACGGCACATTTATTCTATCCCATCTGCAAAATGGGTCAAATTTCTTTTTACTATATGCTTTAAGTTTTAGTTTATAATCATTATATACTTTAAAACGTATATTAGTATCAGTGTTTTCAATAACACAATAATTTTTTTTTGAATAATTTGTTACAAACCAGTCCACTATTCGTAGAGAGATTTTAGATGTTCCATTTATAATACTTATCATTTTATCAAAATGTTCTGTGTTTTTGTAAAAAATTAGTAGTTTATTTAGTAATATATCATTTTGCGTATCAATAGTTTGACTCATTTTATTAATTATTAGTTATTAGTTATTACTTATAATTTAATAGTATTTAAGTATTAATTTTATACTATTGTTTAAAAATTAAATAATGACTTAAGAATAATAAGTAATAATTAAATAAAGAAAAATAAAGACTATTATCTTATGAGTAGTAGTTATATTATAAATATAACTTCAATATATTTAGACAAATCTATTTATGAACAAGTATTAGAATTATATAGCGCTTTTGGAATTATTGACAAAAATAGTTTAACTTTTGAGAGATTTTGCGAAATTATTGGTTCTTATCCAGCCAATCATAATGTGTTTGTATATATGTATAATGACAAAATTGTGGGTGTTATAACATTATTAATTGAGCAAAAGTTTATTCATAATGCAAAATGTGTTGGGCATATTGAAGATTTTGTTGTAAAAAAAGAATATAGGTCAAGTAATGTGGGAAAAGAACTACTTGATTACGTGATTAACTATTCAAAGAATAATAATTGCTACAAAATTATTTTAGATTGCAATACAGGGTTAGAGCGTTATTATAAACGTTATGGTTTTGAAAATAAAGGTTTATATATGGGTTATTATTTTTAAATAATGTATAATATAGTATAATATAGTATAATATAGTATGAAATTATTAATAGTTGATAGTAATAAGGGAGCACAAACTCTTATAAATTTAATAAAAATAAATTTAATAAAAACTATTAAAAATTTAGAATTAAGATTGGCTAAATTAAATGTGAATAATTTAACAAAATTAACTAAAAATGTGCTTAGAGAATTGACATTACAGCTTTTAATAAATAATTTGAAAAACAATTATGATGCATGTATTATTATGTGTCTTAGTGCGTCATCATCTATTTTTGATATATTAATTAAAAACAATTTTGTAATTGCTAATGTATTAATTATTGAACCTATAATACCTTTGTGTTTATATATTAAAAAACATAAATTCAAAACACTATTAGTTTTATCAACATCAATAACACAGAAAAGTAATTTATTAACTAATCTACTTAACACAAATACAGTTATTAAGCATGTTAGCTTAAATTTATTAGAAAATGATATACAAAATAGTGTTAAAGTGTACGAAGCACTTGAAAAGTTAGCAAATTTAAAAACATTTATTGCCAAATGTGATGGTTTAGTAATAGGGTGTAGTAGTTATAGTTTGATTAAAAATATAATTATGCAAGAGTGTAAGACCAAATATAATTTTAAAGGGGCGCTATTAGATTCTAGCGTTATTACTTTAAAGTATTTAAATTCTTTAAAAATAATTTAGGCGACATATATTAATTTTATATATAATTATTATATAACAATGAGAAAGCATAAAAGTGTTTGTAGAAAAACACGCCATCGTTGTTATTCCGATAAAAGATGTTACCGAAAATCGTCTTGGAAAAGAACACATAAAATTAACAGATGTAGAGTAGGGACAAGAAAATGCAGAGATAATAGATGCCATGTAAAGAAAATAAAATATGCCAAAAACTATTAAGTTAAATTAATATAAACTATAATATTTAGTAAATTAATATAAATACTAACTATTATATTTTAATGATGGAGGAAAATTTATACGCATCGCATATTAGTGCTTTAGCCCGTAAATTGATTTTAAATAAACATGCTTATTTGGAAGTTAATACTATTTCAAATAAAGTTGTTTTATATATTAAAAATAATGAAAATTATAATGAGTTAAATGATGATGATAAATATAATGTGTTGCTTTATTTACAACGCTACTATAATCTGTTGTAAAATTAACTTGTATAAACGCATTAAACATAATAAGCCTCTCGTCCACGTTCTCGTGCTCTATATGCCATTCTTTCATCATCCCATTCAGGTTTTGGTCTAAGCAATTCAGCATAGTTAACTCTTGGACGAGGAATAAATCTTGGGCGGGGATTTTCGTCTTGTAGTTGTTGTAATGCGTATTGGTTACTCATAATAGCTCGTTCAGTATAATCTCTTTCTAAATATAATGCTAAAAGTGTTGGGTCTATGGTTGGTCTAGCACCACTACGAGTTCGTCGCGCGGGACCATTGATTCCTGACATTTCTAAACGTTTAATTTCTGCTTTTTGTTCGGCTAAAATTCTTGTATTTAACGCAAGTGCGTTAGTTAGGCGATTTTTATATTCAGTTTTTGCCGAGGGTATATGCGACATTATTTGTGACACAACGGATGGCTCTCCAGGATCAGCAAATTCTTGACCGTATGTTCTTAAATGAACATCATTTAATATTTTACCAAGATAATTAGATACTACGTTTTTTATGCCCTTAGCTCTTATCTTTCTAGATTTTTGTTTTCTTCTTAAATGCCTTTTAACTCCTTTTGTTTTTGCCATAATGCTATATATATATTATTATTATTATTATTTGAATTTGAAAAAAATAATAATAATAATAATACATTATTAACAATTATCATGTTACATTAACATTATAAAACCAATCACTAAAATAAAATTTGTCATAAGGAGTTGCGCCGTTTTTAATTAAATTGTTTGCATTGGCGATTCTATCATAGTCATTAGAACCACCATCAAGACTATAAAATAATAAATGACTTGTTAAATCACAACTTAATAGGTCAATATAACCCATTCCTCCATATTTATAGCCAATAATAAAGACATTAGTTTGTCCGTGCTTGCACAATTCTTTATATCTTATTAATGCTTCTTCAACACTCATAATAGTCCATTCTCCATAATAGATTTCCTTTTTTTGGTCGCCTAACAACTCATATAACAATTTAATGTTGTGGTTCAACCTCTCTGGAAGTTCTGCATTAATAAATAATTTGTTGGATTGTTGGAAGGCTTGAGCATTGTTATCCTGTCTAAAAAACGGTTCTTTTGATGATATATAGCCATCAGATGATATATATGCAGTTTTTAAACGCGTGCATAGTTTGTTAATAAGTGCTGTTTTTTTAACAATAGTATTTGTAATAGTGGTCATGGTTATATAAAGAGTTATATATATATTAAAGTTACTCAATTTTTTTAATAATGTTCATTTGTTTTGAGAACTTAAACTTTGTACTATTTTTTCGGCGTCGTTGTAAATTGCACTTTAGACAAGATATAATGGTATTTGAATTGCTATGCTCATCATAATTATTTAGCCTATCTAAAGTCCATTGACTTTCTTCTCTCACATTTTTAAATAAAATGAGTATATTAACATTACAATAATAACATTTCATGCTACAAGATATTAATTTTTCAATAATATTTTCTAATGTAATAAAATTAGAATTAGAATAGTCTTCATAATTTTTTTTTATATCTTGTTGCTTATATGATGCCAATTTTTTTTTCAAAGCTTGTATAAAATGTTGCTTTTCATAAATTGTTTGCATATTTTGAATATTTTGTATATTTTGAATACTTTGTATATTTTGAATACTTTGTATAGTTACTAGTTGTTTATCATAATTATCATAATAGTCCAGTATATTATTGCATAAATCATTTGTATTTAATTTTGTGGTTTTTTCCAATAATTCTATATATGATAGTTTGGCTTCTTTAATAACATTGTTATTAAGTGTTTTAATATTATTACTAACATCATATGAATTTACATAATCATTATATTTTTTAATATTATTTATTATTATTTGTTTTTTCATAAATTTACTTTTACAATAATATATTATTAATATATAAAATTAAAGCATTAAACTTATTATAATAATGAGTTTTCAAAATGGAGAACAATTGCTTAGTGAACTAAGCGGAACACTTTTAAATGAAGAGACAAATGAACATACTATAGAAAAACCAGGACTATCCAGTGAACAATGTATAAAAAAAGATAAATCCAATAACTGCAAAGAGTTGCAAAATATTGCTTATAAAACAAAACGATTTAACGGAACCGAAATTGTTCCACTTGTAGTAAATACAAATAATAGCACATTGTCAAATTTTTTAAATAATGAAACAATTGCAAATGAAAAAGAAAACTGGTGCAAACTAGATAAAACACAAAAGGTAAAAAAATTAGTGAATTATGTTGAACTATTGGAAAAAAAATATAATTTAGTAAGTGAAGAAAGTAATAAATGTAAGAGTTATTTAATCAAGTGTTTAGACCGCAAAGCATTAAGTAAAGCAAAAGATGTAAATTATGATAAAATTGGAGGTATTATTGTAGATATACCTCATTTATTATTTGACATAACAACTCGTAACTTCTTATTAAAAAAAGATGATAAACACGTTTCTACCGTAAAAAGTTTGCCATTAGACAAAAAACTAAAAGCAAAAACAATAAAAATACATGATGTGGAGAATTGATTATAATCGTTATTAAATTGTTATTAAAATTGAATATTAAATAGTTAATTATAATTAATTAAAAGAACAAATTAATTATGATTAATAAATATTCAAACTTTATTAATTATTTAATTAACAAATTTAATATTAATTCAATGTTAGATTTAACAAATCCAACACTAAGCGCAAATTATCAAGAACTACTTGTTAATATTAGCGATAGCATGCTTGAATTTATAAACACTAATTTGATGCAACTTATGTATTGTGATTTACACGATGAACTATATGAAACAATATATAATATATATTATGCACAATTAATTGAAGAACCTATTGCGCTTACATTATTTAATATAAATGAAACGTGCGCAAAAAATTTACTAGTAAGCACAATTAAACTATGTCAAAAGCTAGTATTTAAATTTTATATACCGCGCAGGTCTTATGAAAAAACGCACATTATTAGAGATGCTTCAAATATATCAATAAACTTAACAATTAATTTTGAAAAATATTGCAATCAAATAAAGTATTTAAAGAGTATTTTACAAGCAGAGCAAAAAAGTGATGAGTGGTATATTTTTAGACGCTCTACATTAACAGCTTCTAACATATACAAAATATTTCAGAGTGATTATAGTCAATCTCAGTTGATTATTGAAAAATCAGAACCCATTGATATTAATAAATTTAAAGTAACTAATTTGAATTCACCATTACATTGGGGTCAAAAATATGAGCCAGTTTCTATATTGTATTATGAACATACTAATAAGACAAAAATAAGTCAATTTGGTTGTATTCCACATAGCAAATATAGTTATATAGCAGCCTCTCCAGATGGTATAGTTTGCGATGAATCAAGCGAATTATACGGACGAATGATTGAAATTAAAAATGTTGTGTCGCGAGAAATTGACAGTATTCCAAAAATGGAATATTGGATTCAGATGCAACTGCAAATGGAAGTATGTGATTTGAATGAATGCGATTTTTTAGAAACCAAATTTACTGAATATTTAAATGAACAAGAATTTTTAGAAGATGTGTCTTGTCCATTTTATCGTGGTTTTATTATGCAGTTTTATGATAACAATGAAGTATATTATGAATATCCACCATTTACATTAAATAATATTTCATGTGACGAATATAATATATGGATTGCTATGCAACTTAGTAAAAACGCTACAAAAAAATATGTTTCAAATATATATTGGAAATTGGAGGTTGTAAGTTGTGTTTTAGTATTGCGTAACAATTTATGGTTTAAAAATGCTTTGCCATATATAGAAATATTTTGGAATAATCTAGTTGTAGAGCGTGATTCAGGTGATTACAAAACACGGTTAACTAGCAAGCAAAAACTGAAACGGGAACATGATAAATTAATAAGTGATTTTCCAGCCAATGGTTGTTTAATTAATTTTAATTAAGTACAAACTACAAACTACATAAATTAATTTTAAATATATATATTTTTTAAATATATATAATTTTTATTTAAAATTAATTTATGTTACTTTAATAAGCTATTATGAAACATAATAATAAAGTTTCAGACTTTGATATGCATGTAATTAAGCGTAATGGAAAAAAGGAAACCATATCATTTGACAAAATATTAAAACGCATTAAATCGTTGGGTAAAACATTCAATTTACAAAATGTAATGTATGCACAGTTAGCGATGAAAGTAATTGACCAACTATATGATAACATTCAAACTACTAAAATAGATGAATTAACTGCTGAACAATGTGCTGCAATGTCATCAATTCATCTTGATTATGGAAAATTAGCAAGTGCTATTGTTGTATCAAATTTACATAAAAATACAAAATCTTGTTATTATGAAACAGTAAAAACATTATATGATTATATTGATGTAAATAATAATAGTTTTAGATTAATATCAAATGATATTATGACACTGGTAGAAACACATAAAGATGTTATTAATTCTATGATTAATTATGAACGTGACCATTTTTTTGATTATTTTGGATTTAAAACACTGGAACGAGCTTATTTGATGAGATGCAACAAAGTAATTGTTGAAAGACCGCAACATATGTTTATGAGGACTGCACTAACAATTCATGGTTCAAATATGGAAAAAGTTAAAGAAACGTATGATTATATGTCACAAAAATATTTTATTCATGCCACACCAACTCTTTTTAATGCGGGAACACCACGACCACAACTAAGTTCGTGTTTTTTATTAGCAGTTGAAGACGACTCAATTGACGGAATTTTTAATACATTAAAAGAGTGTGCACAAATTTCAAAATGGTCTGGTGGTATTGGACTACATGTTCATAACATTCGAGCAAACGGGTCATATATTAGAGGAACAAATGGTACATCAAATGGATTAATTCCTATGTTAGGTGTTTTTAATAAAACAGCGCGCTATGTAGACCAAGGAGGGAAAAGAAATGGCAGTTTTGCGATTTACTTAGAACCACACCACCCAGACATTGAAGCCTTTTTAGAGTTAAAGAAAAATCACGGCGAAGAAGAAAGCAAGTGTCGTGACCTGTTTTACGGGCTATGGATTAGCGACTTATTTATGGAACGAGTAATTGGTAATAAAATGTGGAGTTTATTTTGTCCGGATAAATGTCCTGGATTATGTGATTGTTATGGTGATGATTATAATCAATTGTATATAAAATATGAGTCAGAACAGCGTTATAATAAACAAATTTTGGCGCGTGATTTATGGGTTAAAATCTTAGACTCGCAAATGGAAACCGGAAATCCTTATATTTGTTATAAAGATGCGGCAAATAAGAAGTCAAACCAGCAAAACCTTGGAACAATTAAAAGCTCTAATTTGTGTGTTGCCCCAGAAACACTTATTTTAACACGTAATGGACACTTAAGAATTGATGAATTAAAAGACAAAGAAGTAGAAGTTTGGAATGGTGAAGTTTTTAGTAAAACAACAATTTATCAAACCAGCGCATCTAGTGAATTAGTAGAAGTTCATAGTAGTGATGGTTGTGTATTAAGCTGTACCAAATATCATAAATTTTATGTAAAAGATGAACACTTAAATACAACTAAAACAGTAGAAGCACAAGACTTAAAAAATGGAATGATTATTATGGAATCCAGTTTTCCAATTATTACCAATACTAATATACTATTAGATGCCTACAACATTGGGTTTAATAGCGGAGGACAGTTTGTTCCTAGCAATTATTCATTGGATTCAAAAATAATGTGGTTTTCTGGATATATAGATAGTGTTGGAATTAGTTGCTTTAATAAAATTGTTATTAATAATAGTAGCAAACAATTTATGATGAATATTAAATATATGTTACAAACATGTGGACTAAATCTCAGTGTTAATTATACTGAACATTATAATAATTTTATTACTATAAATTATTCAAACGTCCAATTTTTGAATAAACTTGGATTAACTAGTGAAAAATGTAAATTGTTAGTTTATGAAACTTCTATTGCCTATGAAGATAATAACATATATATTATGAATGTAGTAGATAATAAGCGAACTGATAAAACATATTGTTTTAATGAACCATTAAAACATGTTGGAATTTTTAATGGACTAATTACTTCTCAATGTACTGAAATTATAGAATATTCTGACTCAAAAGAAACAGCTGTATGTAATTTGGGTTCATTAGGACTACCTATGTTTGTCAATAGCGATAAAACATTTGATTATGACAAATTGTATCAGGTTGTCCAAGTATTGGTAAACAATTTAAATAATGTTATTGACGTTAATTATTATCCGACACCAAAAACGCTGCGTTCAAATTTTAAACACAGACCAATTGGAATTGGTATTCAAGGATTGGCAGATGTGTTTTTTAAGATGGATTTAGCATTTACATCAGACCAAGCAAAAGAAATTAACATTAAAATATTTGAAACCATTTATTACGCGGCACTAGAAAAGAGCATGTTAATTTCAAAAGAACGTTACCAATCTATGTTAAAATTACATGACTATTATAAATGTGGAAATTGGTCTTTTACTACGGATTGTGAAGAGTGCCGAGATTACAATATTAACATTAACAATAGTGTAGAGTCTAGTAATATTTTAGAATTACTTGATTCGTGTAAGCCAATTAAAGCCGAATTTGACAAACTAGGAAAAGGAGCAGGAGCAGGAGCAGGAGCAGGAGCAGGAACAAATAATCCAAATGACAAATATTTAGGGGCATATAGTTCGTTTGTTGGTTCTCCAATAAGTAGGGGGCAATTTCAATTTGATTTATGGAATGTTAAGCCATTAGAAGGGCGCTATGATTGGACTACATTAAAAACTAATATTATGGAATACGGAATACGTAATAGTTTATTAGTTGCGCCTATGCCAACAGCAAGTACCAGTCAAATTTTAGGAAATAACGAGTGTTTTGAACCAATCACAAGTAATATATATAGTAGAAAAACATTGGCAGGCGATTTTATATTAGTAAATAAATATTTAGTGGAAGATTTATTAAAGCTTGGCTTATGGAATGAAGAAATGAAAAATAGTATTATTGCAAATAAGGGGTCTGTTAGCCATATTCAAGTGTTGTCACAAGAGGTAAAAGACAAATATAAAACGGTATGGGAAATGTCAATGAAAGAAATTATTAATATGGCGCGTGATAGAGGGGTATATATTTGTCAATCTCAAAGTTTAAACTTATGGGTGGAAGACCCTGATTCTAAAATACTTACAAATATGCATTTTTATAGTTGGAAAGCGGGATTAAAAACTGGAATTTATTATTTACGCCGAAAAGCAAAACATCAAGCTCAACAATTTACAATTGAACCGGAAAGTAAAAAACAAATTAGTAATGATGATAAAGAAAAAGATGGAGAGAAAGAAGATGAAGATAAATTAAAAGTAGCTGATTGTTTAATGTGTAGTGGGTAAATTTAATATGCATGTATGTTAACGTTTATGTTGAAAAAGTAATTTATATTCAAATATTATTTAAAAGTTATTTTAAATACTATTATAACATGAACAATTTAAATAATTTAACAAAATCATTAAGCATTCTTAACGTCGCTGCACCTAATGCTTTAAATATTCTCAACATTCCTGCACCGGCAAGCGAAGAATGTATGATATGTAGGGAAGAGTTGGAATGTACACAATGTTATACTTTACCAGAATGCAATCATAGATACCATACTAATTGTTTAATTAGTTGGTTTAGAAACGGCGATCCGCGTTGTCCGTATTGTGGAAATAAAGGTGTTAATAATAAAAGCATTGATATTACAGACCGATTTACTAACAGATATTATAGTTTAAAGTATAAAACACAAACCCTAATTGATATAAGAAGATTCGTATTTTTAAAAAAATATGATACTAATAAACGATGCCTTGAGCTACGTAAGCAGTTTGATAAAATTAAAGTATTAGAAGAAAATTATAAAAATGAAAATTTAAAATTGAGAGAATTGAAACAATCACTCAAAGACACTCCTGCTTTATACAATGAAGCAAAAAAAAATATAAATTGTTACAGAACTAAAAGATGGAAAATAACTAAACAAATAAGAGATGAAAAATTTAAAATTGTAAATAATAGTTATATTATTCCCTTAATAATTCCAATGTGTGTTGATGTATAAACAAGCTTATATTGTTAAATTTTTATTGTTAAATTTTTATTGTATTATTTTATTAAATTTTTATTGTATTATTTTATTATCATTTTATAGTATTTGTATTAACTTTTTGGGTTTTATTATTTTTATAATGCAAATGCTTACAATTTGTATATAATATATATTCTTGAATGAGAGAATTTTTGACAATTTTAATTTTTTCTTTAAGTTCTTTTATTTTATCTTTTTCGGCTTGACTATCTGATTTTGTTGTATGTAACTCTTCTTCTAAGTCTTTAATGTTTTGTAATAGACTATTTAATGCATCATTAAAAGCTGACGCTTCTTCTTTGGATAAAGTGGCTTTTGTGTCTTTATATTGTTGTTTTTGTTGCTTATAGTCGGTTTTCATAGTTTTAATTTTAGTTTTGAGAGATTCAATAAGCGCTTCTGCTTCTTTTGAAACGGTGCTAATTTTTGATTGTAAATATAGTGCATCTCTCAAATCTTCATTTTCAACACTTCTCATTAATATTGGAACATGAATCATAATAGGCTGAGCAAATTGGGTTGGGTCTTTCTCTCTATTTAAATAACTAATATATCCTGATAGTTTATTGGCAATGTGCTTTACGCCTTTTTCACTTAATACATTATGTGAATCCATAAATTGTTGTTTAAATTCTTCTTTGTGTGTAGTGATTTTATCCGAATCATGTGTCATAAATAAGTTGGTCAATGAAAATAGTTCTAATGGGCTATTTGTAAAAGGAGTTGCGGTCATTAATAGTAGCTTACACGATTCATTTTTTGAAACATTATAACTGGTTCTTATTAACTGTTCCATAATTGTTGTATTTGGTCGTTCACTAGCTTTTAAATCGCCGCCATATAATTTATGTGCTTCATCAATTATGATAAGTGTCTTTTTTAATATGTCTTCTTTACCGTTGCGTTCAAGTAATATATTATATATTTTATTTTTCTTAGCTAACAAATTACTGAATTGTTTATAAGACATGGGTTCAAGCCAATTTTTTGATAATAATTGTTTTCGCTTGGCAATATCATCTGGCATAATTAGACCTTTATTAATTTTATCTAATATTACTAAATGACATACTTGGTCAAACATATTTTTCCATACATCGCTTTTAAGAGTTGTTCTTGTAACCCATAATATGCTATAATTATCACTATCAAAACTGCTTGTTGCAGTTGCTATACCTGTACATGTTTTACCTGTTCCAACTGAATGCCATAATAGCAGTCCTTTAAATGGAGAAGAAGGAGTAAAATAATGCGTTATAAATTTTTGTGTAGGATTAAGAGAGATAATATTTGCTTGAGCATTAGGATTAGCTATGCAATTGTTTTTTATTTCCATTTTTTCCCATTTAAAATCTTTATGCGCATACGCATTTTTAATATAATCTCTCATATTAATAAAATCAAACTTTTTTAATGGGTTATTGATTTGTATTACACCTGTGTTTGATTGTACACTTGAAGTTGGGCTTATACTTGAACGTGTGTTAGATGGTGAGCCTATAATTGAGTTAGGACTTACGCTAACAATTGCATTGTTTTTCTCTCCACTATATAAAAGAATTGGATAATTTGTTTTACTAACCTCCTCTGACTTATTATAAAGGTCTTCATCAAATGTAAGTTCTAAACTGTCTAAGTCTGATTTTACATCTTTTTTATTTTTAGCGTGTTCTATAATTGATGGTATTTTCGTATAGCGCAGACTCCATTCAGTGTTTAATTGGCTGCAAAAATTGTTGGTACTATCTTTAAGATAATTACAGAAAAAGGTGCGTCTACCCAATCTATTATATTTTAATAAGTTTTCCGGATGTTTATATTTAGTATACACATATTTCATAAAACTAACACTTACAGGAATATCATACGTTGCTTTTTTACCGCATTTTCCTAAACATTTTATATTGTCTATTTTAAAAAACTTAGACTGCATATTTTGATTTCTTGATTTTGCCCCACCCATTAAAAATAATTTGTCTTCCATAAATTCACTATTCAAATCCGGAAAAGCATGTAAATTTTTTGTCAACTCATAATCAACAGCAAATACTGGTGCTAAATTATATAATTGTTCTGATAATTTATTCATAGCCTTATCAAATTCGCTATAATTCATTGTTGCATCATTATATTTTTCTATATCTTTAAATAATAAAACATCTTCATCTTTTTCATTAGCATTTTTAATATAGTTTTCCATCATAAATTTGCTAGTATATAGTGTATTACTCATTAGTTCAGGAACTGTTAAATAATAATTATATACATATAAAGGCCAACCAATATTGTCTTGAAACTCTAAACCTTTTTGTCCACATGTTCTTGTTGCACGTCCAATTGTTTGTTTTAAATCAGCAATTGTTAGTGACGGTTCAAAAATATGAACGTATTTTACATCAAACAAATCTATTCCCTCTTTAAATCCGCTATCTAATATTATTAACCTTATATTTTTTCCATGTATATTATTTGGACGTTCATTATATGTTTTTAACAACTCTTTCTTTATTTTTTCGTTAAAAGTGGTTCCATAAATTGTATTTGACGATAATAAGGCAAAATTATTATAATTTGAATTTGCTATATTTAAATAGAGTTTAGGTGCTAATTGTGATGGAATTTTCTTAGCACTAATTACATTAGTATAGCCATTTGCTGCTAATGCAGATGCAATAATTTTTGCACCAGCACCCCCATCTTTAACATCGGAAAATATAAAATGTTTAAACTTTTGGCCGTGATTTTTTTGGTCTTGGCTATCTAATGCCAATAGTGTATTTAATAATTGAAGCATTTTTGGTGAAGCATCGTTAATGTCTTTATTATATTGTTGCGGGTCAAAAACCGATTTGTCAAATTTATGATGATTTGCTATTTTGCTAAAATTAGCTATTTTACGCATACATCTAAAAATTTTTGCTCGATTCTTTTTGGTTACCTTTAATGAATGAGTGTTACCTTTAATAGGGCTAGCTTGATTAGTTTTCTTTGTTTTATTGCTGCTTTCACAAAAACTATTAGCTTTATAACACTCTAAAATTGTGTTAAAATCGTCTTTCGGTATTGTACCACCTTTATCGGGGTGATTTTTCTTAAACCATTTCATAGTTATTGATTTATCATTTAATTTGTGCTTACACATTAATTTTTTACATGACATACTTATTATAATTAGTTAATATAATAAGTATTGCAAAAACATATTTACATATTTGTTAATTTTTGAAATATTGTTATTTTTATGTTTTTATTAATACTATAAAGTTTCTAAATATAAAATCATATTCTTCTTGTATCTTAGTATGATGATCCAAGTTGTCAATAATAGTCCATTTAATAACATAATAATGCTCTAATAATTTAGCACATTTTTGTTGAAATTCTAAATTATAAATCTCGTCTTTATTTCCACTATAAAAAAAAAGAGGAACACTACTATGCGTATTTAAATTTATATATTTATACATATAAAGTGATTTAATACAAAATATTCCGCCTAATGTATGTGGTAACAACTTTAATATATTAAATAATAATGTTCCTCCTTGTGAAACTCCTATTATAAACAACTTTTTATAACTTTTTAAAATAGCAGCTTCCTCATTTATAATAGTTATTATTTTGTTTGTTTGACTAATAAAGTCTTGTGTGTTTATTTTATCCAATTTAGGTACGTTATTGTAACAAGTATAATAATTATACCATGACTTAACATTGACTTGTTTGTTGTTTGGATAATCTATGTCCATTAAAGGAGATTCTGGTAAAACAAATTTAATAGAATTTGTCAAAACGGTGTCACATTTTTTAAAATAGTCTATATAGTCATTAAAATATGTAGAATCCGAAAACATAGGATGTAACATAATAAATGTATATTTGTGTTTTTTTGCGTTTTTTGCGCTATTAATAGCAATAGTCATAATAATAGTTAATATAATATTTATAGCGCAAAAAGAGAAAAAAAAGTATAACATGGAGTTAACAAAATTGTATGCATTAGACACGTGTGCATGGTCGTTGTTTTTTAATAGCACACATACCTTTGGGCATCTTGTTAAGAATAACAGGCTTAGTCTTTTCTGTCTTACGCCACCATGACATAACTCGCCAAACTTCGCCTTCACATGCTAGCAGTTGTGCTTCATCATTATTCTTGGACTTATGCGGCAACACATACAAAGGAATCGGAACACCATTAATCATAGCATCTTTAATAACTGCTGCCTTTGTATTCCACATTTCCCGTTCTGAAACGTCCATTGCTCGCCAACGCTTTTGACAAATGCCTTGCTCGCGTGTATGAGTGCAGAACAAGCTATAGCCAGTCGGATAGCGCACTGGCTTAACTAATTCTGTCTTCGTAAACGTAGAATCAACAATATTAACAGACATCATAGTAGTTTTTGTCTTTACTTTTGTATTTGCCTTTTTTTCCAGGCTATTAGATTTAGCTATGAAAAATCACTTCAATTTTTTAAAAGTGTAACAAATTAATAACATTTCTAGAATTAGCAAAAGCATAAACGTGTATAAAAAATTGATTAGTATTAAATATTTTATATTATAAAATACAATATAAACTAGTTAAATATGACCGAAATTTATATTACATCTCAAATGCACAATACTAACTCTACTATTCCAACAGTTTCTGAAGCTAATCAAGAAGAACATGACGCTTATATTAAATTTATGAATAGTGGTGAAGAAAGAAACACATTTGTATGTAAAGATTACAATTTTACATTAGAGCGTATTTGGAGTAATTCTAAATATAGAAATATTAGACTAATTACAAAGTCTAATGAATTTTTAATATCAGATAATAAGCAAGAATTACTTAGTACGTTAAGTTATATGACAAAAATGAGGAATAAAAAACTTAATGTTAATAATAATTAGTATTTACGATTGCTACGTAGTGTGCGACCACTAGATGATAATAGTCTTCCAAGGTCTAACATGGGGGCACCTAGTTTTGATAATTCTCGTCGAATGCGGGACTGTTTTTTTTTCTTTGAGGCTTTGACTTTCCGTCTTGTATTATGTCCTCTAAATAACGCTTGTATTTTGGTAGCAACTCTATTTTTTTTATTTTTGTTATTTAGTGATAGTGGTGACGCATTAAATGAATCCATTAGTGTTCTTGAGGCATTAAATGTGGGTAGTCTAGATAAAGATGGCGGTGATGGCATTTATAATATAGCATAATATTATAAAATTACAAAATTATAAAATTATGCTAAATAACATTTTATAATTTTTTAAATTATAAATAGTATTTACTTTGACAACTTTTTTTTAGCTTTTTCTATCCACCATGCGTATTTCTTGGGGTTATCTCTCTTTAGGTCAATAAATAATTCACCAATCATATATTCAATACGTTCTTGGTCTACGTCGCGCCCCATGTCTATAATAGCTTGTTTTGCTTTTGATTTATTAGCTTTGCCAAAGAGACGCTCTGCTTCGTCTTCTATTTGTTTGTGTGTTAGTGCTTGTTGTTTTTGTTGTTTTTGTTGTTTTTGTTTTTTGGCTGTTAATTGTCGTCGCGTTCTACGTCCTCTAAAAGCTGATTGAATTTTGGTAGCAACTCTATTTTTTTTACTTTTGCTATTTAATGATAACGGTGACGCATTAAATGAATCCATTAATGTTCTTGAGGCATTAAATGTAGATAGTCTATCAGAAAAATTTGGTGGTGATGGCATTTATAATATAATATTATAAAAAAATATTAAATTAGTCTAACCTAATGTATAACTTATTGCTTAAAGTTTATGAGATGATTTTATTACATTATACTATAGCGTAATAAAATCATACACTTTTCTTGTTACTTCATCGTAAAAATTATTGTCTATAAATTGGCTTGTATTTGTTTCTTCATTTCCATTAATGACTAATACTAACCTTTGTTCAATTGCTTCTTGGTTATTTAACCATACATCATGATAATGATGACAATCTTTTAAATATTCAATAGGTATAGTTTCTCCCAGACGACCCCGCTGTTGCACACGCAAATCGCAAATCTCAGGAGATGTTCTAATATAAACTATTTTTAAATCTTGAAAAATAGTTTGAAACTCTTTAAACAAATTTAAATAAATTATATATTCAATAAGACTCATTTTATTAGCCTCATATAGACTTTTTGCAAATACAAATTTGTCTGTATAAACGGAGCGCTCACTAATAATAATGTCATAATCTCCTTTTAATGCTTCCTTTAGCACAGACAAACGACTAGTATATGCCATTACTTGAAACGCAAAACTGTAGCGCTCATTATTTTCATAAAAGTGCGTAATAATACTTTTTCCGTTTGCATCTCCAATTGATTCCCAACTAGAAACTGGTTCTTGCAAAAAGCAGATTTTACAAGTGTTACCTTTTGAAGTGCAATAATTAGCAAGGTTTTTTTCCAAATAACGCATAACACTAGATTTACCAGAACCAATATTTCCATCAATAGAGAGTATAAGAGGTGGCATTGTATTAATTATTATTTAGTATAAACTATTTTAAATAGATTTCAATTTTATTTACATAAAATTCAGAAAATTATACGTAATTACGTAACCATTCTTCGGCTAAAAGTTTTGCATCATCACTATAATAAAATTTAATTTGATTACGTAGTCTCTGTGTTGGTTCACTATTTAAACGTTCATCTGATAAATCTTGATCTCGTGTAGTAATTTTTTCCCAACTGTCTCTAAATTTTTGTAAATTTTTTATTAACTCTTCTCGTGTCATTGAACTTATTGGTTTTTTTAATGGTTCATACATTCCCCTATAATTAGTAATTGGTTTACTAGTTCTATCCTCTATGAGTTGTGTTGCTTTTTTTTGTTGGGCTTTATCTAATAAATTATAAATTACTTCTAAATCAGAGGTTTCAATAGTTGCATGGCGCAATCTAAATAAACCTTGAGCCATAGTTTCTTTCGAACCACTAAATGATGCATTATATTTTTTTAATAATTGTCTTAATTTATCTGATGTGATGTCGTTTTTTTTGCTTTTTTTAGTTTTTGTTTTATTTTTATTTTTATTCTTTCCTTTATTATTTGTTTTTTTTGTCTTTTTTGTTTCATTTACTTTAGACCACCTCTTGCTGGTTTTTGTTTGTATTATTATCCATATATTGCCATCATTGCCTCGTTTCTTTGTTCCTATTGAAAAGTCATTTGCACTTTCTTGTGGTGCTTGTCTTGTTGGCATTATATATTATATAAAAATAAATTTAAAGAAAACTTTATAGCAAATAATTATTAAACAATAGTATTTAAATAGTTATTACTCACAATTATTAATTAAGATTTGAAAATGGAGTTTATTATTAGAGAACACGTTATTCCTTTTACAAATATAAACTTAGCTTTATTTATTTTATGTTATTTTAAACCATATAACAATTATATAGATTATAATTATTTATATAGTATAAGTTATTGTTGGAATTATATGATTTTTTTCACATTTAATGGAGCTTATTTAGTAGACAGTACAACGTTTAAGAGAATGGCTATTAGAAAAAGACTTTCGCTCCCTATTTTTCATATTGGAAATATGATTTTACATAATTTACCATTTTTATATGTTAACATTTATATACCTAATAGCGTTACATTATATCATTCATTAATGGCATGTTTAACTAATTTAGCATGGTGTTATTGGGCAACATACGGAACATTTGATATTGCCTATGTTTATGTTTCATTAGAAAAAGAAAAACAAATTAAGTTATATTTAGCAAATATAAGTTCCATATTATATGCTCCGCTTGCCTATAATATTAATAACTATATACAAAGACAAATTATATTATAAAGTGAAACAATATAAAGACAACAGTACTAATATCAATAGTAATAGACATTTGTCTATTAATTTTTAAGCATTGGTGCCCGAGTGGTCTAAGGGGTGCGACTCAAGTTCGCATGGCTTCGGCCTCGTGGGTTCGAACCCCACCCAATGTATAGTTTTTATAAAATAGCCACACACTATTTTATAAAAAAAATAGACTTTTATGCTTTATGCTTTATATTTCATGCTTTTTTTTGATTTTTTACTCTAAATTGCGGTTAATTCAATACATGTCTTAGGCTTAATTGACGCCTGATTGACGCCTTAACGGTGGTGGTTCATTGGAACGACTAGTTGTTGGTGGTGTACTTGGTTGGTATGATTGGCTACGTTCTACTTGTGTAAATGCTGTTGGCGCACAGCTCCTTTGCCTATTTACAACATTACCAAGAGACCTATATACTGCTTGACATTCGTCCTTTGTTTCACTATAATTAATAGCGTGACCTTCTTCAATACCAATTTTAGCTGCTTCTAGAATTGCGTCTTGATTTGCACCCAAATACATTAGTTCAATGTTATATGATTCTTGTGCGCTAGTAATTAGCTTTTTTAATGTTAGTGCGTTAAATTGTTTACTACAATTTTCACAACCATCAGTAGCAACATAAATCAAACACTTAGTATAACTGTTTGGATTATGTAGTTTCTTTTCCATGAAATAAGTAAGACTTGAACCAATAGCATCATATAATGCGGTTTGACCACGTGGAACAAATTGCCTTAGTTCAAGAGGCCGCACATCTTCAATATTTAATGACCTAATTAACATAGTCTCTTCGTGGTCAAATAACTTAATTGACACATTTACACGCTCACCTGGTTTTAAATCTTGTCTAATAATGTCTAATGTTGAATTAATACCACCAACAGTATCTGCTTCTTTGCCACACATAGAACCCGACCGGTCAATAATAGCGACAACTTCTTGAATAAATGATGCCATAATAGTAGTGTTTTAATATAATTTAATAAATTATTTTTAAATCAATTTTTTTTATATATGTTTTATATTTGTATATACTATTATTAATAATGTTTTTTTAAAAAACATGATTTACATTAAATAAAATTGATTATTTATATTAAATAATCAAAAATATAATATATACTATAAAAAATATACTATAAAATGCTAAAACAGCAAATGCTAATTGAAAAAACTAATTATGAACCCCATCTTAATATTGAACTATCAACAGGTTCATTTATAGAAAATAAATTTAAAAATATATGTGCACAAACTATTTGTGATGCTTATGCTAATAAAAATTTAATTATTGAATATTTGAAATATAGGACGGCATTAGAACCTCACATATTTAGTGATGTAACATTTGCTATAGAGTTGCCATTCGTTCAAGATTATATTGAACATATAAAACAAGTTAGAATGTCTTGTGACGACATTCCTGTAATAACTTATGTATATAATACATTAATGCGCGAACCAGGAGATAAAGAACTATGTCCGGACGATAAAGCATCGCTAATTCTTGATAAAATACACTGCTTCTTTGATATTGATGAAAACAAATTAGCAAATGAATTAATAGAAGTAATTAGTGAAATTTATTATAATGCATTGTGGTAAAGCATAAAGCATAAAGCATAAAGCATAAAGCATAAATCAAGTTGCTTAAAAAATTGATAATATAAATTTTTTTACTTATTTTATAATAAATATAATAAAATTATAAAAAACAAATGATTAATGATTATTATGCTAATGATGTTTACAATCAATTATTGAAAAACAGTTGTAATTTTATTAATAAAAGTTGCTTAGATATTGGAACAAGAAATGGAGCAAATTGTGAAAATTTAGTAAAAATTGGCGCGTCAAGTGTATTAGGTATTGATATAGATTCTTTGCGTTTTCATGAGATGTGGGTTAATAAAAAAATTACACTTTTGAAGCAAGATTTATTAACAATGGATAATTCTAAACAATTTGATGTAATTACATGCTTCTTATGGAATATGCCTTATTTACAATATAATAATGTAATGGTTAAAATTAAAGAACTATTAAATCCAGATGGATTAGTGTATATAGGTATTGTTGATGAAGTCTATAAATGTGACCCATGCGGACCACGTAGCGTAAATATTCTTGAATTAGTAAAACAACATTTTAATAATACAAGAGTTTTAGATACTAAGTGTATTCAGTGGTTAATTGAAGCCAAAAATCCATTTTATTAAAACTTTACTATTTTTGTTAAATATAACCAAAAGAATATTCCTATAAATGCTTTTGCTAATAAATCAAGCATATTATAACCAATCATTTTAGTTGTTTCACTTGTCTGATAAAATACTCCATATAAAGACCATAGTCCTAAATATAGCCAAAATATCATTTTGGATTGCTTTGTTACTTTAGAGCCAGTCATAAATTGTTTCCAAATTGTTCCGTAAGTTAAAAAGAAAAATATGAACCCTATAAAATTTGCAAATGTTCTATTTAATAAGTTTATTTCTCCAATATATCCAAAACCCAACATTAAAAAATTGAAAAATAAGACGAGTGAAAATGGTAAAAAATGTACATCTACTTTATTTTCGTAACCTAAAACAAGAGATAGTACTAATAACATAAGCGGTGTACTTATTATCCAATCAGAATAGCGCATATCATTTATTTTCTCTATTGGTAACTTTAGTTCAGATTCTGGAGTATTTATTGGTTCAGTGTCTTTTTCTGCTGTTTTTTTAATTTCATTTGTTATTTGTGTTTTTTGCGTTAGCTGTGTTTTTTGTGTTATTTGTGTTTCTTGTGTTAATACACTTTTTTCTTCTGATTTATTTAATAAATCTATAAATACTCCATAAAAATAACCAGCAATAATTGAGATGCAAGTTTCTAAATTCATAATATGGCGAATTTGTGGAATCGGGTTTCTTAATGCTTCAATAAATGTAATTACACCTGTAGTAATCAAAAATACATATGTAAAATAAAAACTATTTTTTACACTAATTATTTGCATTAGAAGTAATACTAATATAGTAAAATAATATTATTATTATTAGAATAATATTATTATTAGAATAATATTATTTGTAAAATTTGTCTTATTTGACTTTAAAAAAAATTATAACAACTATAAATTATAACAACTATTTAATTGGAATATGCTAAACCACCCATACCCGACATAATACGAAGAACGTTGTAGTTAACCGCATATACACGGACTTTGGCGGTATTTACACCTTGAACAGTAGCATTTGATAGCACTAATTGGAGGGTAGCATTATCAATGCGCGAGAAATTGCAGGTGCCAGATGGCTGATGTTCTTCTGGTCTTAGGGCAAAAGAGTAGACATTAATACCGGTGTCTGGGGCACGAGTGTGGTGCTGGAATGGCTGAACTAAGTCAAAATAAGTGCCTTCACGCTCCGAAAAGCGGTCTTGACCGTTAAGCTGTAATTTGGCAACTACAACTGGATTTTCACCCCAGCAATGCATATCTAACGCGGTTTCAGCTAGAACAAAAGTGCCAGCATCAGATACACCCGAGTCGTCATTATTATTTGGTCCTGTAGGACCGTTTGCATTACTTCCCGATAGCGCACCTACCACAGCACCGCCAGAAATTGGACCAATTACTGTTGCTACACCAGTCTGGCTAGTGAAAGTGGTTGCTGTACCCGGTTGACCAGTAGCTGGTAAAAGTTGATTTGCCCACATGTCTTCAAATGCACCAGAAGCATTAATAAATTGATTTGTGCCACTAATATTTGTTCTTGAACCAAACGCATGAACCGCATTTGGTAGAGCGTCTAACGCATCAGTGTAATTGAATGGTTGAGCTCCTAATAATGTATTTAGAGCCGAACCAGCAACTAATGACGCACAATAATCAACATTGGCATCTGGCTGAACAACCCATATTAGTTCTTTGCATGGATGATTTAAATTCAATTTAATTTTATTGGACGATGAACCAACCGACTCATCACCAGTGAATTGAAGTTGTTCAATTAAATATTCATGTGGATTTTGCGCCATGCGTCTGCGCTCATCTGTATCTAAGAAAATGTAATCAACAAATAGCGAGGCAGCAGCTAACGATTGTTTATACGCATTGTTAACTTTCGCGCCTTGTCCATCTAAACTGGATACAGCCCACAAGCACTCTTCAATATTGCGAATGTCTAAGTTGATTTTAACTTCGTGATATTGTAGCGCAATTAAAGGTAGAGCTAAACCGGGATTACGGCAATACCAGAATTGTAGTGGAATGTATAAAGTGGTTTCTGGTAGCGCTTTGCGTGGAGCGCAAACTTGGCGCACACCATCAGCAGAGCAAGGACCATCAACCGCAGCGAATGTAGGGTCGCATACATATGTTAATTGAGTTGTATTACCAATCATCTTGTAATAACCACGCTCTTGTTCCTTGGATAATGTGAGCTGATTCCAAATGTGCATCCAGTCACCATATTGACGGTCAATACGCTGACCACCAATTTCAACTTCAACTTGCGAAATTAGCTGCTCGCCAGGGAAATCTAACCATCTAGCATATACATTGTCTTTGGGTTCAGATAATGATTGACCAATTTCAGGAAGAGTTAACTGTAAATATGTACGATAGGCCAAATCACCGTTTCTTGAAATGGTGCAAGTAACACGGCGACCAAAATCCGCTTGTCCATTAAATGTTTGTTCAATAGACTCCATCGCGAAGTTGGTATGACGTCTGTATGTAACTTTCCAGAAAGTAATTTGGGGATTTCCTGTCAAATAAACATCTTGTGCGCCATAGGCGACTAATTGCATTAAACCACCAGCCATTTTTTTATAATATTCCTAAAGAAAAAAAATTTTTATAATTAATTTAATTAAATTAATTAATTTAATTAATTTAATTAATTGTATTAATTATTTTATTATAAAAAGTTATAATAACTTTTATAACAATATTATAATAAACATTATAATATTATTATAATATAAATAGCTATGAAAAAGGCAACTATTATTAAAACAACATTAGATAGTAAGCATAATGAAATAAGTAATTTATTTAAACAAAATGAGGAAGTAATTATTCCTAAATATTTAAAAAGTATAGAAAAATTAGAATCATTATTGCAAAATTCTAATAATAGCATAAAAAAACAAACAATTGTTGAAAATATTAAAAAATATAAAAATTTAATTCATTCTCTTGAGAAAAAAAAGAATGAGTATTATTTAAATAATTCAAAATACATATTTGACTATTTTGAAAATAAAAAAAATATTTCTACTAGTGATATATCATCAAATAATCAAAATAATCAAAATAATCAAAATAATCAAAATAAAAATGACATCATACACAAATTCTTTTCTACTTCACATAATGAAGACAATAATAGCAATAATAACAATAATAATAACAATAATAATAGCACAAAAAATTCAATTGACAAATATTTTAACAATATTGATTATTTATATTTAAATTATGATAATTTTATTTATCCTTCTGATATTTGCAGTGTATGTAATAGAGGAGAAATGGTTTATGTAGAATCTGATGGCATCTCGGTTTGCAATAATTGCTCTAATATTATTAAAAATTTAATTGAAATTGACAAACCATCATATAAAGAACCACCTAAAGAAGTTTCTTTTTATGCTTATAAACGAATTAATCATTTAAAGGAAATATTGGCACAATTTCAGGCAAAAGAAAGCACAAATATTCCAGATGAAGTGTTTGAAAATATTAAATATAAAATCAAAAAAGAACGCATTAGCATTCATGAGCTAACAAATAATAAAACAAAAGAAATTTTAAAGAATTTGGGTTATAATAAATATTATGAACATATACCATTTATTAAAGATAAATTAGGTATTAAACCACCAATAATGAGTTCCGAATTAGAAGAAACGTTATGTAATCTATTTATTGAATTGCAAAAACCATATTCAAAATATTGCCCAAAAGAGCGCGTTAATTTTTTGAATTATTATTATACACTTTATAAGTTATGCGAATTATTAAATGAAACACATTTTTTACCCTATTTTCCTATGTTAAAAGACAGAGAAAAGCGTGTAGAACAAGACCAAATATGGAAAAAGATTTGTTTAGATTTGGGGTGGAACTTTATTCCAACACCATAGGCTTGTAATAGCAATAGCAATAGTTATTACTCAAATTCACTTGTACTTAATAAATTAGAAAAAATATTGATTATATCTAAATAGTAATCTAATGATGCTGATATAAAATCTCCACCATAATCGCGTTGTAATATACTATTTGTGTCATATACAATGTAAACAGAAAATAACATTAAGGAACATATTACTAATATTTTGTAAAGAAAAGAAGATTGAATAATAAAAAACTGAACAATGCTTATAATCAGTAAAAATAATAGGGCAAAAAATAAAGTTAGACCAAACATATAACCTAATCTAATATTGCTTGCTATTAGTGCTACTCCAAACGCAAACATTGAAACAAAAATACTAAGTGTTCCTATATATGCTGTTTTAATTGTATTAGGATCATAGCGTGACTTTCTATATCCTAAAATTACTCCAAATGCACAAGAAAAGAGAGAAAATAAAATAAATTTTAACTCTGGTGGCATAGTAATAAGAGCTAAAATTAAAATTATAATAAAGGCAGTTATATATGCGGCAATAAGTTTAGGGTTGAATGTTTTAGTATCTTCGTCTTTTTCTATATCAAAATTTTCACTTACATAATAAGTAATGTAAAGCTGAATTACTAAAGTTATTAAAATTAATGCAAAAAAACTCTTTTTTTCGTATATTAACTTAAATAATTGCGTTATATCTGTTTTTTGCTTAATGTTTCTATTTTTTTTTAGCACATTTGATTTGTTGAGAGCCATGCTTATATACTATTATAATATATTATAATAAAATATTTTATAGTAATAGTTTATAATAAAATATTTTGTAATATTATAATATGACTCGTTCAAAAAGATTTAGGAAAAGACAAACTCAACGCAAAACTAAAAGAATAATTGTTGGAGGTGTAAAAAAATCTAGAGAAGTAAAAATAGACATCTCACCTGTCCCCAAATATGATTTTACTCAAATCACCAAAGACGCTCTCGCCGCTTCCATTCGCGCCGCCGCGGATAAAGCTCAAGACATCTTTCACTCATCCATACAAGCCAGGGCGCATGCTGAAAGAACAAAAGCCGAGGCTCAAGCCGCATACATAAATGCTAAAAAAGCCAAAGAACATGCTGAAAGAATCGCAGCCGACGCCGCGCGTTCTGACGAGTGGGCAAAATCCAATGTTCCAAGCAAAAAAATGTTTCACGAGCTGCGTGAAGGAAACAAAGCTGTCGTAGATGCCGCCCAACGCGCCGCCCACTTTGCCGCAGATTGGGCTGAAAGAAAAACCAACGTATGGCACGCCGCCCTGGACTGGGCTAAGTACCGGGCTGAGGAAGCTAGTAAAGCTGCACACTATTCCGATGAAGTCAAGACCCATGCGCAAAAGGTTGCACCTTTTTTGACTCGGCATGCCGCTCCACCTCCATCCGGTAACACCGTTGTTTATAGCCATCCTTTTGTAGCTCCTGACGCCTTGGTTGCTCCTACTTCCTCCGTCGCCAACACGACAAGGAGTGCCAATATACCTCTGGATTTGACTAGGCGCCACCTACTGCCCTTGGCTTTGAATCAGGGTGCCGCTCCACCGCCATCCGGTAACGTCTTGTCCGAGCTCACAGCAAATACCGCCGAAATTTTAGCCAAATTAAAATCTCAAGCAGCCCCGCATGCAAGTGCTCTCCCTTCCCCCCCGTTGAAATGGCGCAGAAAAGGAAAATAATAGATTTACAGTACATTATAATATAATCTTACTATATTATATTATAATATGGCAAAAACAAGAAAAGTTGGAAAAAAGAGAAAGTTAGTTAAAAAACATAACTCAAGAAGATATGCAAAAGGCAAAAAAGACGAAATCTCTTTTTTACTTAGAGAAAAATTAAATGACGTCCATATAACAACATACGGACAAGAATTTGTTGACCCAGGAAATCCATCACTTGTATCACATATAGTTTCACATCTTCTTCCTTCTGAAGAAGACAAACAACTAGAAAAAAGAGTAGTGCGTTTAGAAAAAGAAGTAGCACAACGCAAACAAGAACTTATATTAGAACGCGTTCAAGCAGAAGAAGACTTTTTAAATCAAAAAAATAATAGGGGGAGACTCTTCGTTCAATATAAAAAAGAAGGCAAAACTACGAACTCAGTAATAAGTCTTCAACGTGAAATTGAGGATAGAAAAAGAATATATGGTCCTCCTCGTTCTAATAATGATATATATTATGAATGGTGGGATACACTGTTTACAAGAGTTGACATCCTCCACACTAATGCAAAGAGTAATGAAGACTATGCTTATGAAACTTATTCCACTATTTTTAACAAATGGTAAAATCAAGCAAATTAGCAAGTTGGTTTAATATTTTTATAGTCTTATATATTATAATATATATATTATAATATAAGTATGCCTTCTCAAACACGTAGGTCATCGCGTTTAAGAAGCTCTGCGGCTAAAAAAATTCAAAAACGGTTTAGAAGTAGAAAAAGGCTAAGGTCAAAAGCAAGTCGTAAAATTCAGTCAAAAGTTCGGGGAAAACAAACTAGAAAAGTAATAAATAGAGAAAAAAATACTAGTACAACAGTTAATTATTGTTCAATATGTTTTGAACCGTTGACTGAAGATGTTCGTATTGCATTACCTTGTGGACATAGATTTCATAAAGATTGTATAAGGCGTTCATTGACTAGCACTGGTGGAAGATGTCCTAATTGTAGGACAGTAATAACTAATATAAATTATCCTTCTATAGAAGAACAAGAAGAACAAGAACGACAAATAGTACCACTATTTCAATTACAACCACTAATACATGAATTAGATTATGTATTAGATTTAGAACCAATTCAACTAATAGGACACTTTATAGAACGCGCACGCGAACTAGACATTATAGAACAAAGTATGATAGAACAAAGACTACTACTACCTGATGCACCAGAAATTCCAAATATAGCTTATGAACATGCAATAGTTAATGAAGTAAATGCAACCGATACTGAGACTACTTTGATAAGTCTCAATGATGAAGCATGTTATATTCGCGATAACTATGTAAGTTTTAGCACACGACCAACCAGAAATGATGAAATATTATATCACCATATTTTTAGTATTATTGATAGAATGGCAGAATTATTAACACGCGCAAGACGAAACGCACGCAATGCTACACGAATTGAGCGCCATATTGGTTCGCTAACGCTTATTGGTTAATCTTACTAATGTTGTGTTTTATAGTAATTCTTTAATACTACAAAAATATTAAATTATTATATATTATACTATTTTTATATTATATATTTTATAATATATTATATTATATTATATATAATATAAGTATGCCTTCTCAAACACGTAGGTCATCGCGTTTAAGAAGCTCTGCGGCTAAAAAAATTCAAAAACGGTTTAGAAGTAGGAAAAGGCTAAGGTCAAAAGCAAGTCGTAAAATTCAATCAAGAGTTCGGGGAAAACAAACTAGAAAAGTAATAAATAGAGAAAAAAATACTAGTACAACAATTAATGATTGTTCAATATGTTTTGAACCATTGACTGAAGATGTTCGTATTGCATTACCTTGTGGACATAGATTTCATAGAGATTGTATAATACAGAGTTTGACTAGCACTGGTGGAAGATGTCCTAATTGTAGAACAGATGTAACTAATATACCTTATCCTTCTATACAACAAGCACAAGCACAAGCACAAGCTCAAACACAAGCACAAGCACAAGCACAAGCATACGCAATATTAGACCCAAGACAACGAAGACAATATATATTACAACGTTTGCGAGAAATTGAAATGTTAGAACAACGCATGGCACAACTAGACGATCCAAGAGAAATACCAAATATAACTTTAAATCAAGCATTACATATTCAACATAACGCACGCCAACTTGTACATGAGCTACGAAGAATATTTTATGAAGCTTCTGAAAACTATCAGAATTATAGAAATGTTAGAATAGATGGTAACCCAATTGACCAAGATGTTACTAATATGTATTATATAACGTCTGATTTATTAAATCGCGCACAAGTAGTTAGGAATAATGCTACGCAATTTGTAGATGAGCTTGGTGATGATGAACCAGCAGACCTTAGGTAATGTATTACTATTTTTATAACTTTATATTTTAATATATTATATTATTTATATTATATTATATTATTTATAGTATATAATATAAATTTAGTATGCCTTCAAAAACACGTACTTCATCACGTTTAAGAAGTTCGGCAGTTAAAAAAATTCAAAAACGGTTTAGAAGTAGAAAAAGGCTAAGGTCAAAAGCAAGTCGTAAAATTCAGTCAAGAGTTCGCGGAAAACAAACTAGAAAAGTAATAAATAGAGAAAAAAATACTGTGTTAACAATTAATGATTGTCCAATATGTCTTGAACCTTTGACTACAGATGTTCGTATTGCGTTACCTTGTGGACATAGATTTCACGAAGAATGTATAAAGCGTTCATTGACTAGCACTGGTGGAAGATGTCCTAAGTGTAGGGCGGTTGTAACTAATATAAATTATCCTTCTAATGAACGACAAATAGTACCACTATTCCAAATACAATGGCAATTACAACTATTAGATTTAGAACCGCTACAACTAATACAACACCTAATAGTACGCAATCAAGAACTAGATGTTATAGAACAAAGTATAGAACGACTAAGACAACTACTGCCTGATGCGCCAGAAATTCCAAATATACCTTATGAACAGGCAGTAGTTAATGAAGTAACAGCAAATGATACTGAGACTACTTTAAGAAGTCTTTATAATGAAGCATATACTCTTTATACTAACTATGAAAGTTTTAACACACAAGATAGACCAAGTACTAACGATGAAATAGCGGAACAATACATAGATGCTTTTTTTAATAGAACTTCTAATTTATTAGAAGTTGCAAGCTATGATGCGATTAATGCATTACGAATTTCAGATCGTCTTGGTGAACTAGCGCGTGGTGCTTAATCTTACTAATGTTATGTTTTATAGTAATTCTTTAATACTACAAAAATATTAAATTATTATATTATATACTATTTTTATATTATATACTATTTTTATATTATATAATATATTATATTATATTATATTATATATATATATATGCCTTCTCAAACACGTAGTTCATCGCGTTTAAGAAGCTCGGCAGCTAAGAAAATTCAAAAACGGTTTAGGGGGAAACAAACTAGAAAACAAGTAAATAAACTAAAAGCAAGTCGTAAAATTCAATCAAGAGTTCGAGGAAAACAAACTAGAAAAGTAATAAATAGAGAAAGAAATACTAGTACAACAGTTAATGATTGTCCAATATGTTTAGAACCGTTGACGAATGATGTTCGTATTGCATTACCTTGTGGACATAGATTTCACACAGACTGTATAATACAATCATTGACTAGCACTGGTGGAAGATGTCCAAAGTGTCGCGCAGATGTAACTAATATAAATTATCCTTCTATACAACAAATACAAGCACAAGCTCAAGCACAAGCTCAAGCACAAGCTCAAGCACAAGCTCAAGCACAAGCTCAAGCACAAGCTCAAGCACAAGCTCAAGCACAAGCTCAAGCACAAACATACTCAATATTAGACCCAACACAACGAAGACAATATATATTACAACGTATGCAAGAAATTGAAATGTTAGAACAACGATTAGCACAACAATACAATCTGTTAGAGACTCCAAATATAACTTTAAATCAAGCGTTACATTTTCAATATAATGCACGCCAAATTGTTCATGATCTACGAGCGTTATTTTATGAAGCTTCTGAAAATTATCAAAATTATAGGGATGTTCGAACACATGGAACACTTGACCAAGATGTTATTGATATGTATTATATAACGCATGATTTATATAATCGTGCGCAAGTGCTTAGGAATAATGCTACGCGTATTGTAGAGGAGCTTACAACTGATGAATTTCCAGAAATTTGGTAATGTATTACTATTTTTATAAATTTTTACATAATCTTTTACATAATCTTTTACATAATCTTATATATTATATTATAATATATAATATTATGGAATTTGAAACTGCTTTACAAAGACGTAGCTCATCGCGTTTAAGAAGTTCGGCAGCTAAAAAAATTCAAAAGCGATTTAGGGGTAAACAAACTAGAAAACAAGTAAATAAACTAAAATCCAGTCGTAAAATTCAGACAAATTATAGAGGTTTCAAAACTAGAAAAGTAATAAAAAGAGTAAGAACTAATATGTTAACAGACAACAATTGTTCAATATGTTTAGAACCTTTGACTGAAAATGTTGCTACGGCATTACCTTGTGGTCATAGATTCCATAAAGATTGTATAGTAAATTGGTTATCTAGAAGTCAAGGAAAATGTCCTAATTGTAAGCAACGCATAACTAATATACCTTATATTTCTATAGAAGAAGAATTAGAACAAGAACCTGAACCTGAATACGAACCACTAATATTAGACCCAATATTACGAAGGCAATATATATTAGAACGTATGCGCGAAATAGAATTATGGGAACGCGAAATTGAAGTACTAAGACCACAAGTACCCGACCCTCCAGAAATTCCAAATATAACTTTCAATGATTCATTAAGTAATCAATATAGCGCAGACCAAACTGAATATTATGTACGTAGACTCTATAATGAAGCTTCTTATAATTACAATAACTATAGAAGTTTAAATATAAATGATGAAACACTAGAACAAGATGTTACTAATATGTTTTTTATAACTTCTGAACTATTAACACGCGCGCGAGACAATGCGCGTAACGCTCATAGAATTTGCAGTCATATTGCAGCTATAGAGTTTGCGGAATATATGTAATATTTCAATAGTTTTATATAATAAAATATATTATATAATATATTTTATTATAATATAATAAATATGCCTTCACCAAGACGAAGTTCATCGCGACGAAGAAGTTCAGCAGCTAAAAAAATTCAAACAAGAGCTCGCGCCAAAATTTTAGGTCAACAAACTAGAAAACAACACGCACACTCAATTGCGCAAATGTATAGAAATTTAGCAAATTTTAAAATTACCAATCAATGTTCATTATGTTTAGATTCTATGGTAAATAATGGGTATATTACAAGATTAGGTTGCTCTCATCCCTTTCATACTAAATGTCTAAGAAATTTGGTAAATCACGCTCATACTACATGTCCTATGTGTAGAGCACCTATGACTAATGCAGCAATACAATCATTACGACCTCTAAGACAAATACAAGGAGCAATAGCAATGTATGGTAATCCAAACCCATACTTGTCACATCTGCAACGAATGTGGAATGCGCAACATCGGTTAACTGGAGCTCAACAAGAACTTGCTGACTTTGAAAGTTCAGGAATAAATGATCCAGAACGTGAACGAATTTTAAATACTAGACTTAGATTTGCTACTACGGAATTTATGGAATTTAGACAAGCAATGAGAAATTTTACTAATACTTAACATAATTCAGCAAATTATTATAAAATTATGTTTCCATTAGTTCGTAGAACATCCTTTAGAAAAAAAGCGCAGCTACAAGAATTTGCCAAGAGGAAGAACAACAACTTATATAAGAATTACAACCCTCGAGAAACATAGTCGCTGAGGAAAGGGCGGCTGCGGAGGGGGTGGTACGTGCGGCGCCATACAGAAGGTTAATGACTCTGTTAATGCAGCAGGAAGCTGATGCGGGAATAACACATTAAAAAGTTAAAAGTTAGCTATTTGGCATGAATGGTTCGGCAAATTAGAGCAATAATTAAGTTGAACAAATATCCAATTATACTTTATACTTAAACTTTATATATATATATATGCCCCCTACAAGACGCAGGTCATCTTCAAGAGTAAGAAGTGCCGCTACGCAAATTCAAAAACGCGTTAGAGGTAAACAAACAAGAAAAAAAACAAACGCTCTTATGAGAGATAAGAGAAATTTAGAAATAGCTAATGAATGCGCAATATGTCTTTCTGAAGTGCAATCAAATGACCCTATTACATCTTTGGATTGCGGTCATAGATTTCATACTGAATGTGTACAGCGTAGTCTACGGGCAGGTATTGCTACTTGTGCACTATGTAGATACGTTATACCCAATAATGCTTATGCACATTTAGCTAATCCAACTATGACATATGAACAGGCGGTAAGTGCTAGAAATCGCGCACAAGAAGAGCGTAGATTAGCAACACAAGCATATAGTACTGCTAGATTAAGGACAAGTGACTATGAACGCTCTAATAGGATTCGAAGACTAATAGGTTTAAACTCACCAACTTATGTTAGATTACTTCAAGCTGAAGAAACTGCTTATGAAGAAGTAAGACGAACACAAGCAAATGTAGACCGTTATATGAATACTATTAGGCAGCTTAGCTAATTAAAAAATGAGAGAGTTACAAATATTATATTATATTGTTGCTATAAGTTAATAATAATATACTATAATTAAATGACTAATACGCAAAAAATTAAAAAAAAGTATAATACCAAAAATTATGATTCCAAAAATTATGATTTAGTAATAATTGGTGGAGGCATATCTGGTCTTTATACTTTATATAAATTGTCTAAACAGTTTACTAATCTAAAAATATTATTATTAGAATCTGGAGAGCGTTATGGTGGGCGAATATATTCTTATAAAGAAACTATA